CAGTGTCTGCGGAACCTGTCCCTGTTTGATACGCTCGATGTCCGCATCCGTGGGATCAAGGCCTGCATCGTCCAGACCATAGCAGCTGATGACCGTCTTGCCATCCGTGTCATACACCGGATGCGCCAGATACTCTCTGAGGCTGACGAAACGTCTGCCAAACGCCTGCTTCATCTGCTTTTCATATTCTGCACGCTGGCTTTCCGTGCCAGACGAAAGGCCCAGCACCAGATATTCTTTTCCTTTGAAGTGGCTGATCATCTGCTGGTGCATCCGAATCAGATCTGTAAGGTCTGCATAGCCACCATTCTGACCAATAAAAAGAATCATCACTTCAGAAGGCTGATTGTGCAGCCGGTCAAATGCAGTACGGACCGCAGTCGGACGCTTAATTGTGACTGCTTCACCAGCGACAGAACGTGTAAACGTCCAGATGCCGTTGGTATCTGCATAGTTCGTGCCAGTCCAGCGGAGTGTACCTTCTACCTCGCCGATCTTGACCGGATTGACATGGGCTCCTCCCTGCAAAAGCGGTGTCACCTTGTAGCCTTCCTCGGTCAGAATACCAGAATCTGTTTTTCGCACAGCGATGGTTACCGGCTCACAGGCGGCCGGGATCGTGATATTATTGACCAGCATCACATCGGCTCCCTGACGGGCAGCAATCGTTCTGGCATTCTCGCCACCGGTACCGCCGTTGTAGACCGGAATCCCGGACAGCTTCTGAAGAGTAGCTGTCCATCCACCTCCTGCGGTAAGAGAATCGCCCCAACAGACAATACCTGTCAGCACCGTCGGCTTCTCCAGATTTTTTATTCGTGCTTCCTGCCCATTCAGTCTTTCTTCTGCCTTCTCCGCGCCGGATTTCAGCTGTTCCAACGAAGCATCCACCTCTGCAAAGCGTTCTTTCAGCTTTCCGTGGTTCACATAGGAACACCAGTAGGTGTATTTACTCTGGAAGAAGGTTGCCATATCTTCATTGGAAAAACTGTCATCCACAAAAGCATAATCCTGCCAATACCATTTCGGAGTCCATACAACAGGCTCCTCTCCGGAATACTTCCGGGTGTTCCAGATGCCAAACCAGCTGGCACTGAATGTTCCTGCTTCTTTCTGTACTTGGATTGCTTCCAGTATTTCCTGCGTAAAAGCAAACTTCCAGACATACATCTTTCGGTTTCCGTAAATGGTACGCTTCAGCACTGGTGAAACATTGATTGGATTCGTGAACTTGCTATCCAGATAATAGGCAATCAACAGCCGGTTATCATACGCACCACCCTGAACACCCTCCGGACAGTTCTCGAATTCCTCGATCTCACAGAGATAACAATACTGGTAACCTTCTTCAAACTTCCGGAGCATCTCGTCAAAGGACATCATGCCGCTCAGCTGCTTGGCATATCCCTGGTTATGCGGCTGATCGGATTCTTTGCTCAGACCGATGCTGAACTCGACCACCTGGTCAAAACCTGTACCACTGATCTTTGCACTTGCCCGGTTGCCGGTACTCTGGAATCCAAAACGGTAGGCATATGGATACTTCTCCGGGTATTGCAGCGTATCCATTCCTGGAGAGTAACGTACCTTCTCTTGATTCAAAAGTTCGTCTGCCGACACCATAAAGAAGTTATCCGCAACGACTGCACTCCCTGCGCTTCCGGCATACCCGGCTTCCTCTGCGCTCTCGGCATTCTTTGCATGGGTAGCACTTCCGGCTTCGTTAGCAAATGTCGCTGTTTCTGCATGGTCTGCACGGCTTATAAACCGTGACCGGGCAATGAAGGACTGCTGGTTTACAATAGAGGTTGTCAACTGGATCTGTCCCAGATTTTCTACGATTTTGTCATTCAGAAAACTGCCTGCGAAAACGATATACAGCGGTTTCCCCAGTGCAATGACTTTTTCCACCATCTCCTGTTCCAGAGGGTAAAATATCCGGGAGCCGACCGTAACGGATGTGGTAATGATCGGGGTGACCGTGGATGCCCAGCTTCCAATACTGTTGACATAAAAGCGAACTTTCACTTCTGCCCCTTCAAGCTCCTTGTTTCCTTCCGGTCCGATGCCCTCCAGAGTCAGTTCCAAATACAGCCGGTCCAGCCGTTTCAGCTTCATCATCTGCTCATAGGAAATGCAGTAAGCAAAATGCAGGGATGACCATTGGGGCTTTTCATACTGTGTCACATAGGCAGCATAGTCAAACTTGAATACCACATTCTGACCATCCACCTCTGCTCCTGTCACACCTTTTGACAATGCGCCATTTGTATTGTCCTTCGGTCCAAAATAATAGGATACCGGTAGCCTTGGTGCTGCCATTGCATCGATCAGTTTCAAACGCTCAGCCAGGCTGTCGTATTCCACACCTGCAGAATCTGTATGACAGTCCGTCACCTCTTTCAGGATTGCCTCGTGCGCCCGCAAAAGCTGTGGCAGGGATGCCTCTCCGGCTCTGGCATTGATGATTTCCTGCTCCAGAATCCGCAGACAGTCATGCTCAGAAACATATTTCCAGCCAAAATCCTTGACATCTGTTGTTTCATACGCATACACATAAAACTCACTGTCCTGTGCAGTAGCTTTTTCCCTGCGGATACAGAAATAGAATTTTCTGGATGCCGTGTACTTCGTCACAAATTCTTCCCAGCGGCTTTCGGAAAAATCCAGATCAAACGCTGCCAGATAGCCATTTTCCTCATTCAGCTTTACAGCACCGAGAGCTACACAGCCAACCTTTCCATTGTCGCTGCCCCATGCATTCGGAGAATTTGTAATGATAGCCTGTCCTTCATACGGCACCTTGTTGCTTAGAATAACGACCCGGAACGACTTTTCTTTGCACTCTTCATAGGAACCGAAGAAGCCAAGAAAGGTTCCCGTGTAGCCAGAAACATGATGAACCAGGCAGTGAACAGCTGCACCTTCCATACTATTCTGAACAGTATTCTCATTCCGGTATGCAGTTCCCATTTCTGTTGGAACAATTTTTCTTGCCAAACCTGCCGTAATGCTGCGGATGGCTTCCCCGGCACTCGGATAGGTAGTTCCTTCGCTGTCCACTCTGGTATCCACCAGTTCTGCGGCATAGTCCGCCTTGCTGTCCGTGGATGCCGTCACATTTGCATCCAGACGTTTATTCATCTGGGCAACTGCCGCATCCATGCTGTTCTGTGTGTCTTTCATGGCAGACGTTGCAGCAGTTACCTTTTCACCCATCCGGTTCTCTGTTTCTGAGAGTTCCTCTGCCATTTTCTGATGGGTCTGCGAAAGTTTCTCACTCATCGCAGACTTCGTATTAGCAAGGTCTGTGTGCATTCCTTCCACATCTTCTGCCACATCCGTTTCCAGACGGTGCATCTGGGCATTGAAATGGCTGCACCTTGCCCAGTAGTGCTCGTTTGTGAGTAGCGTACCGGCGGGAACATCATACCGGCTGATATAGCCATCCCCCGTTTCCGGGTCAAGAACGATCATCAGCGGTTCATAACTTCTCGCCTTGTCCCAGTCTCCCTCATGCCGGGGAATGACTCTCTTTCCAAGAAATTCTCCCATTGTATCTCCTTCCTGCCGGATCTCCGGCATCATTGTTCTTTTTCTTCTCCATACTGGATGACCAGCTGTGATTCTTCATCCAAAGAAAACACCAGACCCAGATCATCCCAGGACTGAAAATTCAGATAGCCGTTTCCGTCAATGGAGCTGTTGACCATCTTGTCATACACATCTGCTGCCACCTTTTCCATCGTGCTGGAATAGGAACCTTTCATCAGACCCAGTTCATCGTCCGACTCCATGACGAGATATCCATCCTCGGAAATATAGAATCCCTGAATGCCCGCCACCGTTGCATCCACGCACTGCTTATAGGTCAGCGTTGCAATCTTCCGGTTCGTGATTGCTGCCCGTGCCACGTTCAGGGTCAGGTTGAACATTCCCAGTACATCCCCATCATCAGAAAGAAGGTAAATGTCAATTGGAAAACGGCCATACACTTCCGTCATAAAAGAAGTGACGGTCAGAATGATCGTACCGGAATCCACAAACACAAGCTCCGGTCTGGATTCGCTGGAATACTGGAACACCGCTCCATCTGGCCTTGTACCCGAATAGCTGACGATGGTACCTTCCTGCACAACATATTCCACCGAATTCTGATATAGTCGGCATCTGACTTTTCGTGCCTGATTGTCAAACTGTTTGACCGGAATCTGCACCGGGATCAGATTTTCCGTGAAGGACAGTTCAATCTCCTGAAAGATCCTGACTGGTTTCGCTGTTGTCGCTGCCATCTCCTGTGCTTCCTGTGTCTGTGTTTCCACTATCTGTTTCCTCCTTACTACCATCGCTTTCGCCTCCTCCCTGCCCGGTGTTGTCCGGTTCTTCTGGCTCTACTGGTTTCTCTGGTTCTTTTGGGTCTTCTGGCTCATATCCAACAGTCCGCCAGTTTTCTCCATCCCACAGTTTCAGCCGCAAATTCTTCTTATCGACCCACAATGCATCGTTCCCCGGCTCCTCTGGTGCGGTTTCCGATACTGGGATACTCGGCTGATACTTTTTATCCAGTTCTTTTTCGACATCTTCCGACAACTTCTTTGCCACGCTGTATCTCTCATCCAATTCCTTTTGCAGTGCTTCCGAGAGTGTCGTGACATTTCCATACCGTCTGTCCAATTCCTCAGCCAGTTCTTTGGATAACTTCTTTGCAGTTTCATACCGCTGATCCAGCTGCTCTTGGAGTTCGGAAGAAAGCGCTGTTGCCGTCTTATACCGATCATCCAGTTCTTTCAGCAGTTCCTCGGAAAGCTCCGTAGCTTTCTTGTATCGGTCATCCAACTCCTTGAAAGTCTGTTCCAACAGGATCGCTGTTTTTACTGCGGTGTCATCCGATTCCCAGCCATAGCCCCACGTCTTTCCGCCATCCGTGGATACAAACAACCCGGCAGAGCTGTTCTTCCATGCGACCGTTGACTGTTTCAAAGTCGCCGCATTGAATGCATACCGGGTCGTGTTTCCCTTACTGTCAGTTTCATTTTTATAATGCAGTCCAAACAGCGCAGCAAAAAGCGCACCGTCATAAATGATAGACGCTGTGATTCCACCGACCTGCTCCCCAACTGCAGTCTCCGCACGGACGGCAGTGTCGTAGGCAATCGTCGCTGTATTCCGGATGCTGTTGAGCGAACCAGTCAGGGAGGAATTCCGGCTGCTAATCGTGGAGTTTGAAAGCGTGATACTGTTATAGCGTTCCAGCAGCGTGTCATACTCGGTTTCGGTGACTTTGGAACTGACCTCAATGCCCAGCTTTGAGATATACACATGGACCGTATCGCAAAGGGAGACACGCTCTGCTTCCACGATGTCCTCATACCCCGGCGTATTCCAGAGCTGTAAAAAGTCGATCTTGATATCGATCTCCGGCTCCGTTAAGTCCGTGGTGTCGATATAGTTCTGTGCGTATTCCCGAAGTGCCGCTTCACTCGGCTTTTCCTGAAAATTGCTGGTACAATCCAGCACGGTGATCTTCTGGTAGGGGATCGACCGTTTGCTTTGCAGCACCACCTTCTCCGGCAGTTCCATGACCGCCTGGGTTTCATTGTCTACCCAGTACGGATGCACACCAGTGATCGTGTTCTCGATAGATTTTTCCATCTTGAAATCCGTCAGGTTCTTACCGTAGATGATGTGGACGTTATGGTCGGCACCTCTGGCCTTATGAAACTTGACGGTATACCGATCCCATTCAAATTCACCGCCAAAAACATCTAGGACTGACCCGGCCATACCTCCGAGGCCGTTTCGGAAGGAAGAAGGAACCCCCAGTGTAAAAGTCGCGCTGGATTCCACATCCGTCCAGACCTCAAAGGGACAGTCGGAAGCCGCATGGCTTTTCAGACCCTGCATTGCTCCGACACATCCGGCCACCGAAAATGGTGATACCGTGATAAAGTTGAGCTGGTAGGAAATATGCCGTGCCTGCACTTCCAGTTTTCCATCGATCGGGGTCGTGATCTTGTAGATACGGAACGGCTGAGACTGCATGGTATCGGATGGCTTGGCAAGAATGATATTCCCTTCCTCCAGCATTTCTGCATGAATGCCATCTGCCGGACAGACCAGCTTCAGTTCATAGCTTCCGTTTCTCTTTTCCGTTACGGTACAGGACTGTGCATCTGCCAGCTTCCCGATGCCGTTATGGTCAAATTTCATTTCTCTGGAATCATATAAACATGGGATCACTGGCTGCACCTCCCTCTTACAGCGTCCACCAGCGAGGAGTCACCTCCACCGCCGTGATACCGCCTGTCCATGTGATCTGTGTCTTTCCCTCCGGCAGTTCCGGGAAATCATCCGAAAGGATGGTCTCATTGCAAAAGCCGGAAGCGTTGTAAGCATTGTGCGTCTCACAGTTGAGAAGCACATAGTCCTTGATGCTGTGGATGATGATCTTCTCCTCACCCACATACAGTTCGCCGCCAGAATCTCCGTAGACCTTGAAGATAGGCTGCGCCGGAAATTCAAATGGGTTCTTCAAAGTTGATCTACCATCCAGCCGGATTGCCCTCTGCCCGTCCACGCTCCACCGCTGGGGCTTACAATTGAAGGTCAGCTCCATCTCAGCGGCTTTCTGGGCGGTGATATCAAATTCCAGGGCATCCTTGCAGACCGCCATCCGGAAAAAATCCGGATCGTAGGTATCCTGCAATTTCTGATATCCAATCGGAGATAACAGCCACGCCTTGACCGCTGCTGTCTTGGCTGGCAGACCGTTGAAGAAAAATGCCTTATACTTGATATCCACGTTCTGATATCTGCGTCTGCCTGTCCTCGCATTCTCGGTGATGATGTCCCCGTTCCTGCCGGGTACGGAAGTACTCTCCACATCCGCAGCCGGGGAATCATACACACCAGGACCAGACAAATATAAAAGGAAGTCTTTGCTGGACTTCCCGGCAAAGGACAGATACTGTCTGGCGTATCTGCCTTTGAGCTGAAACTGTGATACTGTCTGCTTTGGGGTGTTATAGCCCATACACATCTACCTCCTTTATTTGAAGACCGAATCATCCTCGTGGATCATGCCGTTGATCTTATCGGCAACGGTCTGTGCCAGTTCATCATCGTTCCGGGCATTATAACCGTTAACTGTGATATACACACCGCCTAGGTTCGTCGTCCGGGTCGTACCGCCTCCGGCTAAAGCCGCCTGCGGGAAATTCCAGCCAGAGCCATCGAAGTGCGGCAGGGTCAGTTCCGGCAGGCTGAAGGAACTGATGCCCTCCATACCCTGCTGTACTTTCGCTGCCATCGACTTGATCTGGCTGATAAGACTACCTTCGTTCTTCTTGATGCCGCCGGAAAGCAGCTTCATGAAGTCGGGCATATAGGTGTCCGCATCTGCCAACGGCCCCTCATCCGGCACCGAGAAGTGCAGAAACGAACGGATACCGCTTGCCACACTCTTGACCGCATTGCCGACCCAGCTCACACCCTTCTTGATGCCTCCTGCAATACCGCCAACAATGTCCTTTCCCCAGCTGACTGCCGAGGAAGCCACGTTCTTGATACCGCCCCAAATGGACGAAGCCACATTGCCAATAGCAGAAGCCGCATTGGAGATACCGTTCTTGATGGCCGACACACCCTTAGAGAACACCGACGTGACCTTGTTCCAGATATTTGTGACTCCCTCCCGGAAGCCATCGCAGTTTTTCCAGAGAGCGGTCAGTCCAAGACCGATGCCGCCAACGGCTGCCACTGCGATACCTGCCGGACCCGCCAAGCCAGCAAGTGCTGTGCCTGCGGATGCGAGGAAACCACCTGCGGAGCTTGCTACCCCTGCAAGGGCTGTACCTGCACCAGCAGCCAGACCGGATACGGTCGTACCCACAGAACCAAGCAGACCGGAAAGTGTTGTCCCGACTGTCCCGGCAATACCGCCCAGTGAAGAACCGATAGACGATACAATACCGGAAAGACTGCCGCCTAAGCCGCCGATCTTCGACACTACACCGGAAAGCAGCCCGCCCAGATTCGACAGGATTCCCCCACCGCTGGAACCAAGGCTTCCCAGCTTCGAGATGATGCCGGAGATTCCCTCTCCCAGACCACCCATTTTGGAAGTCAGCCCGGAGATCAGGTTGCCAAAGTTCGACACGATCTGACCGCCATCTGCGCTGCCGATCTTCGACAGGAAACTGCCGAGGTTGGACAGCAGACCGCCTCCGTTTTCGGAGCCAAGGACATTACCGAGGTTCTGCAACGTACTTCCGAGATTTCCGATGGTGTTCTTCATGGAGCCGAGCTTGTCCACAAGACCGGTGACCGTATTGACCGTGTCACCGACTTTGCTGATGCCGTTGCCCAGACTCTTTAGGAAATCCGAGTTGAAGGTATCGCCAAGGCTGCGGATCGCATTTCCAAGGGAACTGGTCTGTGAACTCAGCTCTCCAATGGAATCCTTCATATCCGCAAAGCCCTGCTTCACTTCATCGCTCATACTGCCGACTGCGGTTTTGGTGATGCCCTGCAGGTCAGTCCAGAGCTGCTGGAACTGTGTCTTCACACCGGAAAGCCCGGACATCAGCTGGGTCTGGATACCGCTGCCCACATCCCTTGCAGCACTGCCGATACCGCTCTGGCTTTTCTTGATCGTGGTAGCAAAACTGCCGACCACAGAATCCATCCAGTCGCCCAGCGAATCCACCGGGGTTGTCAGGTTGCTGCTCATAGACCCGGCAAGCCCCTGCACAGCCTTCACTACCGACTTGACATTTTTCTTAATACCGGTCGCCAGCAGCTTCATGAAGTCCGGCATATAGGTGTCTGCATCAGACAGAGGTCCTTCGTCTGGCACGGAGAAATGCAGTAGACTTCTGACACGGCTTGCGACATTTTCTGCCGCTGCGATCACGGAACCGGCCGCTGCCCGGACACCTGCCGCCATCTGGGAACAGATATCTGCGCCCCAGTGGTATGCCGAAGAAGCAATCGAACCGAGCGAGTTAAAGCTGCTCCTGATACTTGCGACACCAGAAGAAACCGTGCTGCGCAGACCGGACATTGCCGAAGACACCGTGGACTTGATGCTGTTGAAAGCTGATGTCGTGGTGGATTTCAGTGTGTTCCAGCCGCTCGTGACTGTACTGCGGACAGCGGTGACAGAAGAAGTTGTAAGGGACTTGATGCTGTTCCATGCAGTCGTAATCACCGTTTTGATTCCATTCCAGCTGGTGTTCGTCAGAGTTTTCACCGCAGTCCACGCGCTGGTCATTGACGTTTTGACAGAAGCGGTCGCCGAGGTGGTCAGTGACTTGATCCCATTCCATGCTGTAGTAATAACGCTCTTGATTCCGTTCCAGCTGGTCATTGTCAGCGACTTCACCGCATTCCAAGCACTGGTCATTGACGTTTTCACTGCTGCCGTCGCAGAGGTCACATTGGTCTTCACCGCCGCAAAGCTGGTCTGGATGGTGGTCTTGATGCTGTTCCATGTGCTTGTGGTACTGGCCGTAATGGAACTCCATGCGGATCTCATCGCGGCACTCACACCTGCCGTTCCGTTTCTTACCGTCTGGCTGATGGCTGCCCAGCTCTTACTGTATGCCTGCTCCACTCCCCTCATGGAGTTGGTGATGGAGGTAGACAGCGTGGTGGACAGGTTCTCTGCCGCCGCAGTTACAAGGCTGGTGTTGGTCGTGATACCGTTTGCCAGTCCCTGCATGAAGTCCGGCATCCAGCTTTCCATATCAGCCAACGGTCCTTCGTCCGGCACGGAGAAGTGCAGGAAGGAACGGATACGGTCCGCCACTCCCGATACGGCACTTGCCACATCCTGAATCCTCGACTGGATACCGGACACAATGTTGCCGATCATGTCAGAACCCCACGAGAACGCCTGTCCAGCCAGACCCTTGATAAATGAGACTGCACTGTTAAAGCCATTCGTAATGGTAGTCTTAATGCCGGAGATCGTAGAGGAAATCCCGGATTTCATCGAGTTAAAAGCTGTGGTCGCTACGCTCTTGATGCTGTTACTGAGGGACGATACCGTGGATTTCATAGCATTCCAGCCGGAAGAAACCACCGATTTGATGCTGTTTACCACACCGGAGATCTTGCTGCTGATGGCGCTCCAGATGGAAGAAACCTTGGACTGGATTGCAGAAAGGACCGTCGAGATGACCGTCTTGACCGCATTCCATGCCGTACTCATCCGGGTCTGGATGCCAGTCAGCAGCGGAGACAGGAACGACACAATGGTGTTCCACACCGTCGTCACTGCAGTCTGGATCGCAGTCAGCACCGTGGAGATGGCTGTTTGGATTGCAGACCAAACCGTAGAGAAAGTCGTCTGCAATCCGGTCAGCATCGGAGTCACAAAAGCGACGATAGCATTCCAGATGGAAGTGATCTTCGTTTGGATTGCGGTCAGTGCTGCGCCGATCAGGATCTGGATCGCCTGCCAGATAGTCTCAAACAGATATTTGAACGCATCCAGCAGAGGCTTGATGGTGTTATAGATTCCGTTCCATACTGTAGTGATCGTGGTGCTGATGGTGTTCATGACCGTAGAAATCGCAGTCGAGATCGCCGTCCACACAGTTGTCACCGTGGTATGGATCGTATTCAACACAGACGAAACTGCTGTAGAAATGGCAGTCCAGATGGTGCTGAAGGTCGTCTGGATACTCGTAAGGACAGTCGTAAAGAAGCTCGAAACTGCAGTGAACACAGTCGTTGCCACACTTTGGATAGCAGAAACTGTGTTTGAAAAGAAGCTGCTGATTCCGCTCCACACGGTCTCAAAGAAGTTCTTAATACTGCCCCAGACTGTCTGCCAGTCCGTACCGAACAGACCAAGGAACACATCCAGTGCGCTCTTTAATGCGGTAAGAGTCGTAGAGAATACAGACTTCACGCCATCCCAGATACTGGAGAAGATGCCCTTTGCCGCTTCCCATGCACCGCTCCAGTTGCCGGAGAACACATTGGAAAAGACATCGAACAGACCCAGTAAGGTATCCAGAACAACGCCAAGGATGGTCGAAATATTCTGGAATGCTCCCTCAAACAGCGGTGCAAGCACCTGACAGAAGCCATCCCATACTGCTTTCAGTACCTCAGTGACATCCTTAAAATCAAAGCCCAGCCCGTTGATCCGCTGTGTCAGTTGGTCGCAGAAGCCTTTCACCTTGGAAACGATGTCGTTCCAGATACCGGTAATGGCAGCACGGAACTCCTCGTTGGTGTTCCAGAGGTTCATGAACGCCGCCACCAGTGTGCCGATGACCGCCACCACTGCTACGACCGGCCCGGACAGACCACCCAGAACCACACCCAGCTTGCTGAACACACCGCTGGCACTGCCCACATGGGTGATGAGAAGCCGGACACCCTTTGCAAGAGAACTGAACCCCCGCATCGCTGTGCCGACGGTCGATATGGTCTTGCCCAGCATAATGAGCAGCGGACCAATGGATGCCGCCAGCAGCCCGATCTTAATGATCGTTTCCCTGGTACTTTCATCCATGCTGTTGAGCTTGTCCACGAACTGCTGCACGGCAGATACGATCTTGCGGATGGTGGGCATCAGAATGTCGCCAAAAGAAATAGCCAGCTCCTCCAGCTGAGATTTCAGGATGGTGAGCTGACCATTTAAGTTGTCCTGCATGGTTTCCGCCATGCTCTCGGATGCGCCATCGCAATTTTCAATGGCACCACGCAGTTTGTTGATGTCCGTCTCGCTGGAATTCATCAGGGCAAGGAAGCCGGACATGGCATTCTTGCCGACCAGTGCCTCTGCGTTGGCGGCCTTCTCAGATTCCGACAGCCCAGAAAATGCCACACGGCAATCCGCAAGGATGTCGTTCAGGCTTCTCATGCTGCCATCCGCGTTGCTGGTCGCAATCGTGACCTCACCGATGTTCTTGCCCACAAAGGTCACTTCACCGGAAAGGTTGTTCATGATGGTACGAAGGGAAGTACCAGCCTGAGAAGCCTTGATACCACTGTTTGCCATCAGACCGATGGCTTCTGCGGTATCCTCTGCCGAGAACCCAAGCGCACCGGCGATAGGCGCACAGTACTTGAACGTCTCGCCCATCATGCTGACATTGGTGTTCGCATTGGAGGAAGCGGCTGCAAGGATATCTGCAAAATGCCCAGAATCCGCCGCAGATAAACCGAAAGCGGTAAGGGCATCGGTGACGATATCCGAAGTCGTAGCGAGGTCTTCACCGGATGCCGCCGCGAGGTTCATGATACCTTCGATACCATTCAGCATATCCCCCGTTTTCCATCCGGCCATGGCCATGTACTCCATCGCCGAGGCCGCCTCGGATGCGGAGAACTTTGTCTTTGCACCCATTTCACGGGCTTTTGCACGGAGCTGGTCGAAGTCATCCCCGGTCGCACCAGAAATGGCAGAGACCTTGCTCATTTCGGAATCGAAATCGGCTGCAGTCTTCACTGCGGCAGTACCAAGACCCGTTACAGCGGCAGTCACCGGCAGGAACTTCTTACCGACATTTTCTACAGAAGATCCGATGTTCTGGAGCTTTTCTCCTGCTTCATCGATTTTGGCAAGAGTCGCATTCGTGGTCGCCGCCTGGTCCTGTAAGGATCGCAGATTCTGTTCGGTCTCCACGATTTCACGCTGGAGGGCATCGTACTGCTGCTGGGTGATCTCACCGTTGGCAAGCTGCTCATTCGCCTGCTGTGCGGCAGTTTTCAAAGTTGCCAGCTTTTCCTTGGTGGCTTCAATGGCATCCTTGAGCATCTTCTGCTTCTGGACGACCAGTTCTGTATTGGAGGGGTCCAGTTTCAGGAGTTTGTTGACATCCTTCAGTCCGGACTGCGTCCCCTTGATCGATTTGTTTACACTTTCCAGTGCTTTGGAGAGCTTTGTGGTATCGCCGCCAATCTCAACGGTGATGCCCTGGATTCTGGATGCCATTTGCGTAACCACCTCCTCGCAGGCATAAGAAAAGCCCATCTGCACAGGGCAGACAGGCTAAAGTAATAAAATACTATTGGCTGTGTATCAAAATCAGCCTTTCAGCATACAATATATTTATCAGTAAATTTATCGACCAACCGGTTGATATTTTTGCAAACATGTGCTATAATGCAATCAAAGAAAGGAGTTGACGATTATGGCTTCTGTTATGAGTGCTATTACTAACACTGTTCCAATCACCCAATTCAACCGTGGTCTTGCCGGAAAAATTTTTGAAGATGTCAAGCAGTGCGGTGCCAAGGTTGTTATGAAAAACAATGCTGCCGAATGCGTTCTCATCTCCCCGGACGAATATGTCCGTTTAATGGATGAATTAAATGATGCTCGTCTGCTGGCTGTTGCTTCTGAACGTATGGCACACTTTGATCCCACCTCTTTGATTTCTGAGGAAGAAATGAACCGCCGTCTTGGTGTTACAGAAGACGATCTCGCCGGTTTTGACGAGGTAGAAATCGAATGAGCTGGAAAGTTGAATACCTCCCTGAAGCAGAAAAAGACCTCAAAGGTTTAGATGGTAGCCAGCGCAATCTTGTTCTGAAAGCCATCAAAAAAGTTCAGCAAAATCCACTGCCTGTTGATGAACAGGGCTACGGCAAACCACTCGGCAATCACAACAGCACTAACCTTGCAGGACTTCTGAAAATCAAACTCCGTTCTGCGGGTCTGCGCATTGTCTATCAGCTTCGACGCACGGAGACATCTATGATGATTATTGTCATTGGAGTCCGTGCTGATGAAGAAGTGTACGAACTTGCCCAGAAGAGAGTTCTCAAGCACGAAAAGTCCGATTGACTTTCTCTACCTAAACGACTATACTTTGATAATGATCAGGTTTCGGTAACCTTGCGAGGTCCGAGGCCGAGAAGATGACCTCCGGGCCACCTTCTTTCTCCCCCAGTTGTGCACGGCTGGGGGATTTTTTATACCTTACCGCCAGACAACCGTGCTTATTTCGTTCACAATATAAGCACGTTCGTCTGGTTTTTGCTTTAGAACCGGTCGAAGTCCGACTGACTTGCCAGCTCTTTGTACGGATAGTCGTCGTTCTGCCGCTCCGTGAACATATCATTGACCAACCCGATGGTCAGCAGGTCGAGGTCAGCGATGCTGATACCGAGCTGTACACAGCGCAGCAGAAAGAGCGGGGTGGTCATTTCCCGCTCACTTTTTCGAGGTTTTTTCTGGATTCCACCTCGGTCTGCACATTCAGACCCCACAGTTCGATCAGCTGAGGCAGGATCTGATAGATAGAGAAGGTGTTGAACTGATCCAGGAACTCCTCCGGGCTGTCCGGCACATTCGCGGGGTCAGCATGACGGGCCATCAGCCATGCCAGATCCTCGAACATCTCCAGACTGAACAGGTCGAGGTTGGAATTATCCTCATCATTCTCTCCCACGCTCTTTTCCAGCTGGCGCAGGTCCTTGTAGATGTCACGGCCGAACTTGATGCGGTACAGGCGAGGCACAGCGGCACTTGCCTTAAAGGTGACTTCCTTGCCATCGATCTCGATTTTCTTTGTAACTGCCATAATCGTAATCCTCCAAAATTTCATGTAAAATTGGCAGAGCCGAAGCCCTGCCATATATCGTGTTTCTTACTCTGCCGGGTCAATGCTGACCAGTGCATTACTGCCACTCACAGTGGGCAGCTTGCCATCCCACTTCTGGATCTTCTGGTACTCGATCAGTGTATCGGACAGACTTTCTGCCAGTTTGCGGTTTGCCTCTGCCTGTGCATCCGCGGCAATGGAAGTCTTCTGGGCTTCCGCCTCTGCATTGGTGATTGCCACCTGCTTATCCGCTTCTGCCTTGGCAATGGCGGCTTCATTCTCAATTTTCTGCTTATCTGCGTTCTGCTGTGCAATGGACTTCTGCTGGATGGCTTCGTTATAGGCATCCTCGAAATTCATATCGTTGATGACGACCTTGTTCACAAACACAACATCGTCGCCGTATTTCTGCACGAGAGACTCTGCCAGCTTTTGCTGTGCCAGAGGCTCGATCTTGGTGCGGTTCGTCACCTCATTGGGGCCAAGTTCTGCCATCGCAGACTTGATGGCAGACGCCACCAGCTCATCACAGACCAGATTCTTGATGTCGGACACATTCGCATACAGCCATGCACTCTTTTCAGGAAGCACCTGATAGGTCACGATCACATCTGCGGCATACACCGGAGTCTTGTCCGAGGCTTCGCCCCATACCTGCGCTTCGATGTGCTTATCCTGCTGCTTGTTGTTGACCTTGTGGATGCTCTGCACAAAAGGAATGCAGAAGTTGAGCTTGCCACTCTGGATGGTGGTCTCCTGGATCTGGCCAAAGCTGGTCTTCACGCCCGTGTATCCGGTGGGGATGATGTGGAACGAGCAGACAGCCAGCACTAGAACGATGATCACTGCGAACAAAGGAAAAATCTTCTTCATAATCATATACCTCTCTATAATAATGTAAGCAGAGCCGAAGCCCTGCAGTGTGTGTCGGTCACTTAGCCCTGCGGCTCCTCGGTGTGGCTGGTGTCTTCGGTGTCCACAGCTTCTGCCTGCGGCTCGTAGACCGCATCGTACCACTTGTTATAGACATCATCGGTGGTGTTGGTACCGGTCTTTGCCTTGACATAACCGTTTGCCAGAGGGGTTGCCTGCAGGTTCAGGGTGTCTGTCTTGACTTCCTTGCTGTCCTCGTTGGTCTCACCCTCGATGGACGGACGGCTTGCCACACAGTTGTACAGCACATGACGGATGTGGCGCTGGTCACCATCGAACTCGAACAGGAAGGCGAAATGCTCCAGTTCCACATTGGCGTTCTCAGCAAGCACGCCGTTGCCATCCAGCTCCTCGTGCATGATGTCCGTGAGGAAACTCTCCGGGATCAGCGCGATCTCCAGATCACCCTCGTAGCCGGAGTTGTTATTCACGACATAATAGGCGATGTTGTCCGCATAGAACGGCTCGATCTCACCGTTAGCATCCATAGAAAGACTGACTGCACCGGGGATGCGGACCGGCTTTGCATAGGTGACACTGCCATCTTCGTCAAAGGTTGCCTTGGCATAATGGCAGTTTTTCAGGCCAAATTTGACCTTATTGCTTTTCTTCGACATAGTGTTCCTCCCATAAAAATATCCCGCATGAGCATCACACGGTCAGCTCATACAGGACTTCATACATCTTTTCGGTTTCAATCCAGACCTCACTTTTCTCATAGTAGAGTTCGTGTGCGGTCAGGACTTCTTCAATATTTGCTTCCATATCCGGGTCTTTGTAATCGGTGTACACCTCGATGTCCAGCCGGTTGAAATGATGGTACACAAGGTTATCCGCGCCAAAGTTCTCAGCTTTCGGATACAGGAAGCAGATAAACGGTGGATTAGGGCTCTCCCCTTCTGCGAAATGGTCATACGCATAAGGAAGTCCCATCTCTTCCACCAGAGCTTTTACTTCTTCGTGGGTCATTGGTTCCTCCTTACTTTAGTGTCTTTTCGATGAGGGACTGGAGCTGCTCGATGCCGGCCTGTTCAGCCGGAGCAATATGGGGTCTTCCTGCCACACGACCGCCGCCGCGTTTGGCATGACCTTTTTCCAGCAGATGTGCCAGCTGGTAGCGGTTCTTGGAATGCACCACCATCTGAAGGCTCTGACTGGATTCGGACTGCTTGGTCGCCACCCAGCTTCCCTTGTACGCGCCTGTCCGGGACGGTGCATTGGCCGAGATCTGGTCTTTGACCGTTTTGGCAGACTTACGAACGGCACTCTTCACCTGCGTGGAAGCAAGGGTCGCATATTCTTTTAAGCCCTCATTGATGGCATCTGCCATCTCATCGATGCTGACGGTTCTGCTCATCCGGCTGCCTCCTCTCCAGTCTGCAATGAATTTTCAGGATCTTCTTCTGGTAGTTCATCGGGTCAACGGATTCAATATTGTAGAGCTGTTCCCGGAAGCGGATACGGAAACCGGTGGAAGTCAGACCTCTGGTCTCACTGCACCAGCGAACCGTAAACACCACGCTCTTCTGTTCGGCTGTGACCTCACCCTCTTCTTCCTGCGCCTGATAGGTCGAAGCGTAGGCAAAGCAGGTGAAATATTCCTCCCATGTGTTCCGATGGTTTCCGACCTTATCGGTCACGACCATACTTTTCTCAATCGTGATCCGCTCATTCAGTTTCTCAATCATCAGAACACCCCCTCCCTCACAGCAAACAGAATGGAACGAAGCGTCAGCATCAGCTGCTTATGGTCTGCTTCGTCCCGGTGCTCATAGAGATACCCCAGTGCATACAGAATCGCTACACGACAGGTGCTGCGCAGGGCTTCCAGTTCCCTTGTAGGCTGTACTCCGTTCTCGGCATCCCGGTCAGCGGCATTGACTGCCTCCCACTGGTCTTCCGATAAACGGCCCACGTCCTTACACATCTGCTCCGCAGAAGATAAAAGGATGCCGATCAGGGCATCCTCATCACTGCTGTCCACGCGGAGATAGGTCTTCGCTTCGTAAAGCGGGATCAGTGCCATAACCGGCTCCTCCTTTCCTGGCTTTCTTAGCCCTGCGGTGCCATCTGCAGAAGCTGTACGGCTTCGGGCAGGATCAGCTTGCCATCCACACGCTGGGTGGTCAGGAAACCGACCTGATCAGTACGGGCATACAGCTCGTTCAGACGGCGGAAGGTGCGGTTCTGGCGGTCAGCCACCCAGTAGTAGCTGTAATCGCCAAACGCCATGACCTTGCTGCCACCCTTGATCTCCGGCATGAAGGCGGAAGTCTTCAGCGGACGGTTCAGCAGGGTATCAGGCTTGCCGATCTCCAGACCCGGCTTCCAGATATAGTTGCCGTTGTTGTCCTTGATGGTCATCAGCTGCAGCACCAGGGCTTCGTTGCAGAGGAACTGTGCCTTCTTGCGGTACGGAGCCTTCAGTGCGTAGTAGAGCTTGAAGATCTCATCAAAGGATACAGCATCCTTCTGGGCAGCGGTCACACCGACCTTGGCACCACCAGTCTCAGCCAGCAGACCCAGAGGCTTGCCCACACCGTCACCGGTGATAAAGGCGCGCTCCTCTGCGTTGCCCATACGCACACCGAAACGGCGGGCAATATAGGTGGCGAGGTCGAATGCGGAGTCGTTCAGCAGCTCGTTGGAGATCTTGATCATAGTGCCCAGCTTGTACGCAGACAGCATGGTCTGACCGAAGGTGGTATCGCTCTCCGGGATCTCCTCACCCTCATCGATCCAGCTTGCCTCACCGGTATCCTCTGCGATGGGGATCTTACGGGTGCCGGAGCTGGTGCGGATGACGGTCGCCAGACCACGGAAGATGTTGTTCTCCTCCAGTGCCTCCACCAGCTTCTTCTCGAACTCATCGGGAACGGTAAAGCCGCCCTCGGTGTCCTCACCCACAGACAGGGCATTGCGAACCTCGCCGTAATGGCCGCGGTTGCGGATCATGTTCCAGAAGTTCTCGGCATACTCGGCAGTGGCGGTCGGCTTGACATCCTTCTTGGCACCGTTCTTCGGGTCAGCGTGGACAGGACTGGAAGTCGGTGCGGACAGCTGTGCCTCGATCTGTGCCTGCTGCTCCAGACGCTCGATCTCTGCCCCCAGGTCCTTGACCTCCTGTGCCATCTTGTTGTACTGCTCCACGGCCTCAGCCTTTACCAGACCGTTCTCGCCGCGGTTCTTCTCCAGAAAGTCCTTGGTCTGCTCCCAGAGAGTGTTGCGCTTGGTGCGCAGTTCCAGAATCTTACTCATAGTGTTTTTCCTCCATAGATTGATTTGTGGTGATATGAAAAACAGCCTGAATGCACATCACTTCATGCACTCAAGCTGCTTCATCAGGATATTGTAGGGGATACTGCCATCTTCGGTCTTGCCGTCCATGTCAAGGACAGGGCCGGAATTAGCAGGTGGTTCTGCCGGAGGGGTCGGCTCTGCGGACGGTTTCGGGTCAGTAGGCGGCTCCTTCGGCTCAGTGTGTTTCTGACCCACATCTTCTGGTTTCACACCCAGACGGTTCAGGACGATTAAATCCATCTGACGGCTGGAGAAAAGGTGCCCTGCCGTATCCTTCTGGAACGGCTTCTTTTCTTCGCCCTCACCCGGTTCACTATCGGGGTCTTCTTCCGGATTCTCCGGGTCTGCCGGGTCACTGTCCGGCTCCTCCTCTTTCTTTGCAAAGAGGATCTCGTCTGCGAAGCCCAGCTCCACTGCCTTCTTCGCATTCATCCAGGTCTCATTGCTCATGAGGTTGGCAATGCGGGCGTGGCTGAGACCGCTCTTTGCAGCATAAGCATTGATGATGCTCTCCTTGACTTCGGTCAGCACTTCAATGGCCTTTTCCATGTCCTTGGTATTGCCCATCGCAACGGTGCTGGGGTCGTGGATCATCAGCATGGCAACGGGACTCATCTGGACAGTATCACCGGCCATTGCCACAACGGATGCAGCAGATGCCGCAATCGCATCGATCTTGACCGTGATGCTGCCCTTGTAGTCCTTAAGCATGGTATAGATCTCGGCAGCGGCGAACACATTGCCGCCCGGACTGTTGATCCAGACGGTAACATCCCCCTCACCGGATTCCAGCTCATCCCGGAACATCTGCGGCGTGATCTCATCGCCCCAGAATGATTCCTCATCGATGGGACCTTCCAGCCGGAGGATTCTGGTATCGTCACTGTTTTTGATCCAGTTCCAGAATTTCTTCATCGGGTTCTCCTTCCATTTTTCCGTGGCTTACTCTCACTCAGCCGGTTATCGCTGTCAGGTTCTTCTTCCGGGTCGGGCTGTGTTTCTTTCGGCTGATTCTGCTGGACTGCGGCAGCTTTATTCTGCTGTGCCACTCCTGCATCTTTCAACTTCACATAGCCGCCGTTCAGATAGTAGTCATCTCCGCCCTCCTCTGCCGGGATGAGATCCATGTTCTCCAGACGATGCACATCATTCGGAGAGAGGAAGCCGTTGCTGATGCCGGTCGCATAACCGTTCATCCGGCTCTGGTAATCGCCACGGAGCAGACCATCCACATTGAATTTCGGGAAGTAGGTATCCTGCTCCTCTTCCAGCAGCAGATCCTTGATGATGCCCTGCTCGATGCGGACGAGCCACGGAGTCAGGGAGTGCATCACGAAGTTCAGCGACTGGTATTCGATGTTGGAGAAGGTCGCTCTGGACAAATCGGCTACCAGATGCGGCGGCACACGGAAGATACGGCAAATCTCCGTCACGGAAAACTGCTTTGTTTCGAGGAACTGACTGTCCTCCGGCGGCAGGGAGATTGGTTTGTAGGCCATCCCCTCTTCCAGCACAGCCACGCGATGGGCATTGGCTGCACCGCCATAAGCCGCTTCCCAGCTATCCCGGATACGGTTCGGGTCTTTCACAACGCCGGGATGCTCCAGCACACCGCTGGGCTGTGCGCCGTTCTTGAAGAAAGAGGAACCGTATTTATCTACCGCAATGGAAGTGCCGAGGCTGTTCTTCATCATGGCGATCGGTGAGAAACCAATCAGACCATTAAACCCAAGCCCCGGCACATGGAAGATTTCGTCCCGGCGGAAGTAGAGATCTTTATTCTGCTCTCCCGGAACTTCATCCGTGTATGCGTGGTAGATATAGTAGAGCTCGCCACTTTCATCTCGGTCCACTTCGACATTTTCCGGCAAAAGCGGATAAAGACCCAGTACCGTGTTCTTGCCATCCCGGACGATCTGTGCGTAGGCATTACCCCAGAGGAGCAGATGGGTCATCAGAGTTTCCCAGAAGACAAAGGATGTCATCTCCGGGTTGGGCTGGCGATACAGAATCTTGTACAGCGGATGATCCCGCGCCTTTTCCTTGTTGCCATTATCGTCTGTCACCCGGTACAGATGCAGCGGCAGTGCCGCAATGGATTCTGCCAGCAGACGAACACAGGCATACACGGTCGGGATCTGCATGGCCGCTTTCTCATCCACCTGCTCCCCGGCATTGGAACGGCCAAACACAAAGGTCTGCCCGGAATCGCGGACGTTATCCGTGACCTGCGGCAGACCTTCTTTTGGCTGTTCTGTTTTGGGAGAATCCCTTGGGTTCTCAAACCCCATCCATTCCCAGAATCCCATTAGGCCTTATCTCCTTTCTCCAGCTCCGGCAGACCGGCAAGGCTTGTACCAAGGGAAGCAACACCCGCCACGATTACTGCACTGCCGACCGCCATCCAGTCAACCGTTCCGCCGGGCATCTGTGTCACGACCAGAGCCGCACCGGTCTGGAACATCGTCTTTGCAGCACGGATGCCGGCTGCCTTCCACCATTCTGCACTCATCAGATACTTCATAGCTTTTTCCTCCATCTTTTTCATATCAAAAAACGATCATGTCACGTTCGTCGTAGACGCTTCCCTGCTGCTGTCCTTCATTTCGGATGCAGCGGTCCAGTGCCATGATCGCAGCGACGATACCATCGATCTTCTCCAGCGACTTCGCCTTGGTCGGCTTGATGTTGCCAGCCGGGTCGGTATCCACGACCACATTCCCCGCCATCCATGCCATGACCGGATTGCCGCCGTGGATAATCCTGCCTTCCATCAGGAGCTTGTAGAACTCCTTGGTAGGCGGGCTCATATCTTTAAAGCCCTGACCGAAAGGAACGACTGTGAATCCCACCCCCTCAAGGTTCTGGGTCATCTGCACGGCTCCCCATCGGTCAAAGGCAATCTCCAGAATGTGATAAGTCTTGCCCAGCTCCTCGATGACCTTTTCGATAAAGCCGTAGTGGATGACATTTCCCTCGGTCGCCATCAGGTAGCCCTGCTGGTACCAGACATCATACGGAACGGATGCCCTGCGCACACGCTGGGGGATCGTATCCTCCGGAATCCAGAAAAATGGAAGCATGATGTATTTTTCTTCCGGGGTTCTGGGCGGGAACATCAGCACAAAAGCCGTGATGTCTCCGGTGCTGGACAAGTCCAGTCCGCCATAACAGTCACGGCCTTTGAGGGCTTCCAGATCGATTGGCTGATTGCCGAGGTTGTAGATGTGTTCGGGGATGAACCGGGTCAGCGAGGAGACCCACATATTCAGACGGAGCTGCTTGAACACATTCTCCTCTGCCGGGTTATCCAGTGCTTCCTGGTACGCATCCCGGACACGCTGGATCTGGATGGTCTGGCCCAATGAGGGGTTTGCCTTATACCAGTTGGCTTCATCGTGCCAGTCATCCTCATCGGTCAAACCGTAGACCACGGGGTAGAAGGTGTGGTCGATCTTACGTCCGGCCAACAGGTCAAGTGCCTTCATGTGCAGCTCGTAACAGATGCTCTCTTTGTCCGTGCCGGCCGTGGTGATCAGGAAGAACAACGGCTGCTCACGGGCATCACCGGAACCTTTGGTAAGGACATCGTAGAGTTTTCGGTTTGGCTGGGCATGTACCTCATCCAGCACCAGACCCGACACGTTCAGGCCGTGCTTCGTACCAACTTCGGCAGACAGAACCTGATAAAATCCTGCGTTCCCGTAGTTCACGATGCGCTTGGTGGCGGCCATGATCTTGCACCGTTTCAAAAGTGCCGGGGTCATCTGCACCATCTGGTGGGCAACATCAAAGACGATGGATGCCTGCTGGCGGTCAGCTGCAGCACCATAGACTTCGGCAGATGGCTCATTATCGGCAAAAAGCAGATACAAGGCCACGGCAGCGGCAAGTTCGGACTTGCCGTTCTTCTTACCGATTTCGACATAAGCCGTGCGGAACTGACGGTTTCCTTTTTCGTCCACGATGCCGAACACATCCCGGATGATCTGCTCCTGCCAAGGAAGCAGCCAGAACCGCTTGCCCGCCCATTTGCCTTTGGTATGACGCAGGTTTTCAATAAAGGTCACTGCCCGGTCTGCTTTTGCAGCATCATAGTGGCAGGTCGGAAGCATGAACCGGCTGGGTTTATAGTCCTTCAGTTTCGGATAGTTTTTCGGTCTGCACTCTGCCATCAGCTTCCACCTCCTCCCAGCAGATTCTCCATCTCATCGGCTGCGTCCGCGGGACCGCCGTCCGAAGCAATGATCCGGCTTCGGGAGGACGGGGTCAGACCGAACTGCTCTGCAAACTTGTTCATGATCTTCAGATAGGTCTGTGCGATGGATACCTGCGGCACTTGCTGCCAGTACCCGGACGGGGTCTTGACAATGGTGCCGTGCTGGGTGATAAATTCCTCAGCCTCTTTCCATCGGGCATAGGCCTGACAGTAACCGGCGAAGGCAGCCATATCCACCTCGGTCAGGATGCCGATGGCTTCCATCTGTTTGGCAAGTCTGCGCCATTCTTTCTTCGCTTCCGGCTCCAGCCACTTCGGACAGGCCGGTGCTTTCTTGTTGGGCTTCGGTTCGCTGGTATTCAGCGGATGCTTGCCCGGATTGCCTTCCAGTTCCTTCATGGCGGTGGGCTTTGGTTTTCTGCCTCTGGTAGCCATTGGCATCTCCTCCCTTCTGCAAAAATGGGTAAAGAAAAAGGACCTCCGAAGAAGTCCTTGTAATCTATATAAAACACATCGGATACGAGGCACAGCCCCTTTTCGGGGCGTGTACCTTTTGGGTGCTGTTAGGCGTTGGGGTTGGCTTCCTTCCAAGCCTCGTACTCATCGACCAGCTCCGCTTCCTCGATAACCTGCCAGACGCTGCAGAAGCGGCTTCTTTGCTGCTCGATTTCCTCTGCCCTCCAGTCTTCCGGCTTGCGGCTCATGTCGTGGTAGGCATCCATCTCCGCTTTCGTTCGGAAGAAAAGGATCTGCTTCAGCTTCAGCGTTTCCTCATTGTTCCGCAGGCTGTACCGCTTGTCCTCTGCTGCCCTGCAAAGGCTTCCGAGGTCGCTGCAGCTGAGGGTCATGTCCTGCTTGAAGGCGATCTCGATGCCAATCAGCTTCTTCTCGGTGTCGGCTTCCTGAATGTTCTTAAGGTAGGTTTTTGCTTTGTTCGTCATGGTCTGTATCCTCCGTGTGTTTGTTTTCCGTAGGGCTTTCCCCTTCGTTGTGACTGTATATTACCGTCACCGTCCGGATATAGCAAGCGGCTATGCTGCACAATCATACACACACCTTTTTGTCATATTTATGTGTATTTTCACACCGGAAGAATCCACTACTACGAGCAAAAGCTCCCGAAGGAACTCTGCCCTTTTTTCAGTGTGCGTTCCTGATGCACCACTCGATTGCGTGTCCGGCATCCGTGTAAGTTTCTTCGGAAATCTTCAGAAGCTCCAACCGGCACTCAATCGGTGACCAGCCTTCCTCTGGATCTTCTACAAAGCCGTAAACTGCTCCTTCCAGCATGCCGTTCCAGTTCATCTGGGCAACCAAAACCCGGTCACCGAACTGCATGATGCTGTCGTAGCAAGGTCTGAGTCTGTCGTAGAAGCCCTCGATGCTGATGTTGTTTTCTGGGAAATCGATCAAATGCTTTTTCATGGTGAATTCCTCCGTGTTTTCGTTATTCCTTGGGGCTTTTCCCTTTCGGTATGTGCATATTACCGTCAGGTGCAGAGGATAGCAAGCGGCTAAAGCACACGATCTTCTGCCCGGAATACCAAGCAAAATGTACGTCACTCTGCGTCCTGCTCCATGAGTTCCACAATGGTATCGTAAAAGAACTGCGGGTCATATGCCAGCGGTTCCCGTCCGGCTTCCTTATCCATCCTGATCTGGTCTTCTACCATATCCTCGGCATCCTCCAGCGTGAAGGCATCCTTATCGCTGTCGTCCATGTGGTTGTAGATTTCCACGATGACATCCATCATCCGCTCTTCCATGTGCTTCTCCTCCTGGCGCACCCACGCCGCCACATCTGCCCCTGTGTGGGGCGTTGTCGGTTCCTTCGGATCGTTTTGCCACCCGTGGCACAAGCCCCTGTGTGGGGCTGTGTCGGGGCTGTCGGTTTATCTGGTCATCCGTCCCAGCAGGTAGGCTTCTTCCATTGCTTTCTGGATGCCCCAGACCGGAACCTCAATGAAGTCCTCGCTGTCATTGTCGCGGGCTTCGAGGTCACCCCGGCTGTCTACCGCTGCCATCAGGCACTTGGCGATCTCCAGCAGGGCTTTTTCCTCTTCCTTGGTGATGTTCTTCTTCATGGTGCTTTCCTCCGTTTTTCTTGGTTTTCCGTTTCGGTATGTGCATATTACCGTCTATGTCACACACTATCAAGCGGCTATACTACACAAATATGTTCCCTTGGAACTGTGCGTATTACGGCAGAAGAAAAGGGCTGCCGTTTCCGGCAAGCCCCGTGTGTGTTTCTGGCTTAGTAGTCTTCTTCCTCGTCGTAGTCCTCTTCGTCCCAGTCATCTTCCTCCTCATCCCAGCTGTCATCCTGGTCTTCTTCCTCATCTTTGAAGTCCCACATATCTTCAGTCGGCTGGTTTCTAAGGTCTGGATTCTGCTCGACATAGTCGGCTACCGCTCCGCAAAGGATGTCCATGACCTTTTCGTAGGCGTCCTCGCTGAAGATCTCCCAAAGCCCTGCGGTCAGGCTGCTGACCTCTGCGTTTCCCTTTGCAATCAGGAATCGGGCTGCCGGGTTGCAGGTCTCCTTGCCGTAGGCAATGTTCACCATGTCACCATCGTTGTAAAAGCGGTAGGCGATGCGGCTCATCGCCCTTACCAGCTCCCCTGCGAGGCTGTCTGCCTTGCCCGTCTCCGGTACCAGTTCCTTGAAAAGTTTATTGATGCGGTCTTCGTTCTTCGTCATTGTCGTATCCTCCGTTTTTGTTGTTTCCCTTGGGGCTGTTCCCCTTTCGGTGACTGTATATTACCGTCACCTTGGAACACTATCAAGCGGCTAAACCACACGATCTTTTAACCCTGTAATTGTCATATTTATGTGCTTTTCATACCAGCTTTCGGAAGACAGACACGAGCAAAAGGCTGGTCATTTCCAGCCCCTTGCGCCTGTCGGTCTTGCCTTTAGCGGATGATTTCGAGGTAGCTTACGTTGCCCCAGCAGTCCGTTCCCTTGAAGCGGATGCGCTTTTCGTTCTCCCTGTCGATGGTAAATTTCCGCAGGAGCTTCATCTTCTGAATGCGGTTCAGAAGGTCCTTGCCGTTCTTCGCATCCTCAACGGCATCCCTGATCTCGACCACCGTGCTGTCGCTTCCGTACCAAAGGTTGCTGAGTGCCTCCGGGATTCCGTTCGCAAGGTAAAGGTTGATTTTTGTGTAGGTCATGTTTTTTGTTCCCCTTTCGTTTTGGTAGCTGTATATTACCGTCACTGCCGGATACTATCAAGCGGCTAAAGTACACGATCATCTGCACCCTGATCTGGTGGATTTATGTGTTTATCCGGGGAGGTTTTCCTCCCCGTTTTCTTAGCTGAACATCTCTGCTGTGTCGTCATCGATCCAAAGGTGCATGCCGTCTGCTTCCATGATCGCATGGTCTTCATGAACCTCGGTGATGATTCCTTCCCGGCTTCCGCTTCCATCAAATTCGTTCCAGTGCCATGTTGTCTTTCTCCCTTTTTTCCATGTTCTCCAATCAGCCATTCTGCTGTCCTCCTTTGCTTTTTGTAGCTGTATATTACCGTCACTGCCCTGTGATAGCAAGTCCATAAAACGTCATATTATCAACGATCTTCCCCCTTCATGTTTGGTACATATATGACCCCTGATTGACTTGCTATATATGTGTTTCTGCGGCATTATACACACAACGAAAGCAAAGAAAACCAAACAAAAAACGGAGGACAAAAACCATGAAAAAGACCATTACAGAAGTTGAAACCGCAATCGAAAACCGCATCGCAGAGCTTGAAGAAGAATACGAGCTGGACATTTACGACCGCAACGACATCCGAGAAGAAGAATACCAGAAAGCCGGATGGCGGCACGACCCTTTCCCAGAGGAGCTTGAGGAAGAAGCCGAAGAAGAGGAAGAGGATTGGCACTACCACAGCATGGAGGAACGGCTGAACGAGGTCGGCATGAGCATGAGGGATTTCTTCTAAGGAATCCCCAGAGGCTCCCCAGCAGAGGCTGGGGTTCTGCCTCGTATCCCCCGTTTTGGTTTGGTATGATACACAAAACCGCTGCCAGATGTTTGTGTACATTATGGCGGCGGTTCTCCTTGCTATCGTTGCTTTATAGAGGTAAAATACAGTAAACTGAAAGGGGGTTCTCATTCTTTTGAGGCCCCCATTTTCCGTCTAATCGGCTTCGCCCTGCATTGCCTGATGCATCACCCTGCGGTTATGCGCTCTGGCTTTCTTTTTCAGATCCCTTTTCCATCTGCGGATGGTCACCGCCTTGCAGTGATTTCTCGACCATTCGTATTCATCCAGAATGTATCTGCCGCCGTGTTCCCTCTCGCCATACGCAGGCATCTTTCTGTGTCCCATAGGCTCCTCCTGTTAAACCAAGCCCTCCCGGTCTTTTCTGGCCGAGAGGGTATTTTTCTGATTGTTGTATCTTATTCCGGCTTCGTTCCGTCATCCATCTGGATGACCGCCATCTGTCCGAACATGCTGACAAATGCCTCCGGCACCCAGAAGCGTTCCGTGTACTTGCGGATGAAGTCTTCCGACAGCTCTGCAAAATCTTCCTCTCCCAATCCGCAGATGAAGAAGTTTCCCTTGATGGGCTGCTCCAGCTCCGGAATGTACCGGCTGAACGGCTTCTCAGTGAACATCCCATTGTCGTCCGTTACCAGTGCCACGGCATCCGCTTCCCACGGGTACGTGGCTGTGATGCAGTCGCAGTCGAGGATGCGGTAGAACTCTTTCAGGGAGTTTTCAATGTCCACCACATGCGGATGCTCCATCGGTTTGATCAGAAGGACTTTCATTCGACCCAGCCCCCTTTCACGATTGCCCAGTCTGCAAGCTGCATCTTCTGCTGTCCACCCCATGCAATGTCCTCTAACGCTTCCTCCGTTCCGCAGCGGTTGCAGATCTGGATGTCCGCCCTTCGGCTGAGTGCCTGCTGCTGATGGTCGTAGCAGTCGGGCTTTGCTCCGCACCTGGGGCAACGTGGGCCGGTCTGTCGCGTTTTACCAAGGCGGTCGAGCGGACACCTTGACCTCGGTTTCCGAAGCCACACGGTGGCAACTGTCCGCACCGTAGGCAACGTTCAGATGGCTTCCGGTATCCCAGCTCACTAAGATGTTTCCGGCATCATCGACCCCGTTGCAGGTTCCCTGCGTTCCGATGGGCGGTGCCTGCCTGTCATCCATCTCATCGAGGACGATCCGGCATCCGACCGGGAATTCTGCCCGAAGGCGTTCGACTGTTTTCTGATCTGCGAAATTCATGCCTGCACCTCCTCGATCATCTTCTGGGCGGCATCCTTATCCATGCACTCCTTCAGTGCACCTTCGAGGATGTGCATCGGGAAGTGGAATGCCTTGTAGCCGTCATGCAAAACTTTGTAGTAATACCGGCTCGGTGCGCGATGTCCGAAGTCGTTCTCCATGATGTAGACCATTGCGGTCACCATCTCCGGCTCTGCCCCTTCCCGGAGCAGTTCGATGTTCAGGTCTTCCTTGCGGTAGTAGTTCGGGTAGCCCTCATAGAGGTCGAGGTTCTCTTCGTCCCTTTCCGAGATCTCCCACACCAGAACCGGCGTGTTCTTCTTCGGGTTCGGTGCGATGGTAGCGCAGCCTCGGAACAAAAGCTCCCAGCCTGCCAGCACCGCCTGTCCTGCTATTTTTGCATCCGGACACCGGTATGCCATCTGCTCCACCGACAGGTTGCTGCCGTAGGCGATGTAATATTTCTTGTTCTTCATTTGAATCTCTCCCTTCGGTTTTCTCCGCTCTTGTCTGGCGGTATGATATATATCACTCTTTTGCCCTGATTTATCAAGGCCGATGAGCATCATATACTGCACAATGTTTTCTGCCTGTGATCGTGTACTTTTACACTATACGTAGTTTTTTCAGATACCGAATTGCGTCTGTTCTTCCAATGCTGGCCGCCAGGCCACGCTTCAGTGTGTCCAGCGGAAACTCCCAATCGCTGTAACCGCCACGCAGCAGGTCGAAATACTCGATGTCCGGGCAGCCAAGCTGTCTGTCCTCGTGCATCACATAGGCCATGCAGGTCTTCGGCTTCTTCATGCGGTTGCCGTTCATGTTCCAGATGGGAAGCTGGAACTGCTTTTTGTAGTAGTACCGTGGGAAGCCCTCGTACCGGTCCAGCAAAAGTTCATCATATTCTGAGAGTTTCCAAACCACGGCCGGTACACTTTCGTTGGCATCCTGCTCGATGGTTGCGTAGCTTCCGGTCTTGCTCTTCTTGAACAAAAGCCGATAGCCGTAAATCTCGGTCACACCGACTGGCACTGCGTAGGGGCATCTCCGCCCCATCCGTTCCATGTCGAGGTTACTTCCGTAGGCAAGGTAGAACTTCGATGGTGTCCGGCTGATAAGTTCAAACCGTTCATTCATCCAAACCACCGTCCTCCCTGCCCGTAAATTCCACGCCTTGGAAATCTTCTGTTCCCAGCTCAATCTGGCTGTCCTGCCACCAGTCCTCTGCCACACGCTGGGCTTCCTCGACGGTCGGCTCTTTCATTTCGGATTCGTAAACTGTGATGGTTCTCTGGTAGGTTTCAGTGATGGTCACCTTGAATGCCCTGCCCATCTGCGCATTTTCATTTTTTACCGTGCTTTTCTTCATAAAATCGCACCTCCTTCTACCACCTCAAGGGCGGTTTCCCGCCCGAAAGGTGCCCGTGCATTCCGGCTTATTTGTTCCGCCAGGATGCGTTGCCCTCCATATTCCGCAGAAGGATTTCCCTTGCCGTTGCAAATTCCTCGCCGATGAATCCCAGCCGGAGCATCCAACACCGCATTGCGTATTTGTCGTTATCTGTTTGCTGGGGTCTTGGGCTTGCCGTTCTGACCATCTTGGCAAGCTGGCTCATCGCAAGGCAAAGCTGAATGTAGGCTTTCATTTCGCCGGCGTGCAGTCCGTTGCGCTTGCCATCCGCAGGGTCTGCAAATTGGAAAAGTCGGAATTCAATGGTTCCTTTTGTGAAGGTGGCATGTAAATTCAGCATGTGGTAACGGCTTGAATTGTAGTGGGCATTCCGGTTTTCCCAGCTGGAGCCATTGCCTTCGTACCAGATGTCTTCCAGCTGGCGCATGGTAGTCGGCTTCTCACGGTTCAGTCGTTCAAGAAATCGGTGGTTGATCAGCTGGCAATACTGTCCGGTTCGAGCTGCATCGATGCGGATGGCTCTGCCAATCTGTTGTTCATGCGCCGCCATGATATTGACCAAGTTTCGGATAGTCTTTGCAGTGTGGTCGCCTTTGCCAATGTGAATGTGTACTCCGCATCCGCGGCTTGGACCACTCTTTGCTCCCGCCTTGCGGAGCAACCGAATGATATCCTGCAGGGGTTCGATGTCGTCGTAGGTGAGAATCGGGGTGACCAGTTCGCATTTTTCTGCGTCCGGTCCGTAGATACTCACATCCCTCTGGAATTTCCAAACCCTGCCCTGCTGGTCTTTGCAAGCCCAGCTGTAATATCCGTACTCGCCGGCTGCGTTCCATGCTCTGGTTCCGAAGTACTCAGCGACCTTTCTTGCCGCCTTTTCTCTGGTGATGTTGTTCATCTCGATCTCAACTCCGATGGTCTGGTTCTTCATGGCTTCAATCTGCTCTCTTGTTTTATCGTTCATGGTATGTTCTCCTTTGTTTTTTCCTTGTTTTCCCTTTCGGTATGTGCATATTACCGTCAGGTGCGGATAATAGCAAGGATATAAAAGAACATATATTCGACAAATATTGAGAGGAATGATCGTGTACATTTCTGCAGTTTATCCGCTTGATAATGTACATTTTCAGAGCTAATATCAGTACAATGGAAGAGGGTCTCGCATATTTTCCGGCCCCCACTGGGGGCTTGAGAGCTTACGCTCCCGCCTCCAGCATCTGCGCCGTGTCTGCCCCACAGCCGAGCTGTGTCGGCTCGGCATCTGCTGATGCAATCGTTTCCCCAGCGGAGGCACTGCCCTCCTGTGCCACCTGTTTCGCGGCTTTCAGGGCATCCCGTTTTGCCTTTTCCCTTGCAAGGAACTTCTGTGCTTCCTCATCCGTGCGGAAAGCCGCATGGCCGGAAAGGTTCTCCATCAAGATCTTTCTGGTCTGCTTGAAGTCCGGGCCATTCATGCCAAGGCGCAGAAGCCAAGTTCGCAAAGCGTATTTCTCATTGGAATCGTTCACCTCTTTTGCCTGAATCCGCTTCTGGCTGATAGCCTGCTGGTTCATCAGAATCGCAAGGTGTCCGAATGCAGTCAGGTGGTCATAATCCGGTGCCGTCGGGAAACCTGTAAAGGTAACTTTCTCATCTGTGATCGTCAAGCCTTCCAAGGAAGCACCATGCTGTTCTTCATACTCTTTGAGCGCATGAATGAAATTTGCTACCGCATAAGTGCAGCTGTCATCCTTCAAGGCATCCACCAACCCCTTATCGGCAAGGAAAATGCCGTCCGTTGCCTTGCTGATGAGTTCCCCTCTGCTGTAGATCAGATTGACCAGGTTGCGAAGCGATACGCCGTTATGCTGACTAATCGGGAAAGAAAAATCCGCATCCAGAGGGATTGCTTCCTCTGCCACAGGCTGCTCCCCACCTTCTTCCGATGGGATTTGCTCTGCACTCTCCATTTCGGATTCCCCATCTTCCTCGGCTTCTTCTGAATCCCCTTCACAGGTCTCCTGCTCATTTGGATGTACTGCAGGAATCATCTGGACACCCTCGGCAAGGTCTACCGCAGGCTGTTCGTCTGCAGTTCCCTGCAAAGTCTCTGCATCCACATCCTCGCCGCCGCGGATCAGACCTTCGTTCATCAGCGTGGTCAGCAATTCCAGATCTGCATTTTCCGCCTCCACCAGCAGGTTGCCATCCCGGTCAATGGTGTAATTTCCGATGTCATACGCATACCGAGGCGCCTTGGTATAGTAAGGATGGATGCCTGTCAGCTCCTCCATCCGCTTTGCCAGTGTTTTGCGCTCCTCTACATTTAGTTCAAACTTCAACATAATTCATCGCTCCTTTTTCGTTATTTTGTTTTTGTGCATCCCGATGTTTTTTCGGTAGCACATATATCACTCTGAACCGGGCAAATAGCAAGTCCATTTCCGAATAATCTTTATGTTCGACCCTTTACACAATGAGATGCTAACTCATTTGTGTAAATAGTCCCGATATGTAAGCCCACCATATCACCGGGTCACTTTCTACCTAGTAATATAGCGGGCCATTTTATTCTTCCAGACCTGCACACCATGCGATGCCGGCCAGAACAAAAAATGCGTTGGCCAAACAAATGCCGTTACCCCAGATACGGTACTCTGCCGAATCCGTATACGGGTCAGCCAGCCATTTCCGGATCTGCTTCTCCGTCTTCGGCTTCTTGGCATGGGTCACGATCTTGCGGTGCGTTTCAAACACATCTGTCCAGAACGCCAGCTCTTCCTCGGTCGGATTCTCCGTTCCAAGGTCTCTGCACCACCAGTCCGGGAAGCCCTGCAGTCTGGCACACTCGGTCGGTGTAAGGCGGCGGACGGTGTAGGTCACAGGGGTGGACTGTGCCTCCGGGTTGTCGATGACCAGACGGTCATTGAAAGCATCCTGCCCATTGAAGCCGCTGGGATGTGCCCCGGTCGCCACAGTACCAGCCACACCCTCGTTCAGATGTGGTGCCGGTGCGATGGTGGTCGGGTCTTTGTAATCCCGTGCCATCAGAGTCGGTGCGACTTCTTTTGCCACCTGCATATAGGAGCCGGTGGTCATGGCATACACATCCTCCGGTGCGCAGACTGCATGGCGGTCAGTGGCATCCAGTGTAAAGCAGACATCCTCATTGACACCATCCCCCTGTGGGCCATTCTCATCTTTGCGACCGATCATGTTGCCCTGCAGGACAAAGGTCTGCATCTGATCACTCCGGGTCGCCATCAAAGCCCCGGACTTGCCATGCAGGTCAATCAGCTCATTGCGCTGGTTCACATGGAAAGCTGTCACATCTTCCGGCTGTGCCACGAATGTCTGCTGCTTCATCCCCGGCTCTGCTGCCAGTGCCGCCGACTTATCTCCCAGATCCCGGACTTCATCCCTCTGATTCTGAGTAAAGGCGACCGGCTCTACCACACAGATGCCGCCCTGATTGCAAGTCGGGTCTCCACCGCTGCGATCCAGTGTCCGGGAGGTCTCCGCTTCATAAAAACCGCTGTGCGGATTGTCGGACATCATGGAGTGGCTGGCTTTTGAGCAGACACCATAGCATTTCGGAACGAACAGTGTCTGGTCGTTGTTGCAGCCAAGAGTGGCAGACTTTTCTTCCTGCCAGATGGCTCCCTTTCCGCCACTTTCACATCCGGAACGGATCTTTAACGTGACCGCCGGGGAGTTTTCAACATCTTTCACCTGGCTTTCCACTGAATTTTCAACAGCATCCATAACCATCGGGACATTACCGCCACCCGTACCACACCGGCTTGTCAGTGTCTGCACCTTACCATCCTCGGAAATCTTCACCCGGCTGTCAGCAGGATGATTTTCCAGTGCGATGGCGGCCGGTACGACACCAGCTCGGAGAGTCGGTGACCGCTCCTCTTCATATCCGATGCTTCTGGCATTTGCGGAATGCTCGGTACAGAAACCAGCTGCTTCCATAACACACGGGGGATGATGTGCCTCCGCACGGAGGGTGGCTGTCACTTCCTCTGTCACATCCATCCGCTCTCCGCCCTGGTCGTTCAGACAGATCCGTCCTCCTGCTCCGTTGCAGCCTGCCTCTCCAGTGCCGCTTTCAACACCGGCGGCAGCTCTTTGCCACGCACGGAAGCCCTCCGCAGAATACCGAGACAAGCCCTCGGAGTTAAATAATATTTCTGGGGCACTCTGACCTGCAAAATCTGCGACAAGGTAGATACGTTTTCGTCTTTGGGGAACGCCCCACCATTGTGCATCAAGAACTCGATATGCGACGCTCCATCCGTCTCCCACGTAGTAGTCAGCGTCGGGCCATCCTTTCTTCTCAGGCGCAGGCACCGAGGCGGCCGGTTCTTTAACACCGATGACGGCTTCGAGGACTGCTTTGAAGTCCTGTCCTTTGTTTGAGGAGAAGGCCCCTGGCACATTCTCCCACACGATAAATCTTGGTTTTTCTCCATTGGTCTTACACCTCATTTCCTTCACGATTCGGATTGCTTCGTAAAACAGACTGGACCGTGAACCATCCAGACCGTCCCGCTTACCCGCGATGGACATATCCTGACAGGGACTGCCAAAGGTGATGATGTCCACAGGCGGCAGGTCTGCGCCGCTGATGACGGATACATCTCCGTAGTGCTTCACCTGTGGTAGACGTTTGGTCGTGACCCGGATGGCAAAGGGCTCGATCTCGCTGCTCCACAGCGGAGTGATCTGCCCAGTCAGAAGACCGCCTAACGGAAACCCCCCGGAGCCATCAAAGAGGCTGCCGAGGGTCAAAGTCTTATTCTGTTCTGTGCTCATGCGGAAGCCTCCTCTCCGAGCATCTGCTCATTTGCTTTCCGGTAAAAATCTCTGGACACTTCAAATCCGTAGCTGTTGCGCCCCAGTTCTCTTGCTGCTCTCAGCGTGGAACCGCTGCCGGCGCAGGGGTCAATGACCACATCGCCCTCATCTGTAAAGGTCTCGATCAGTCGTTTCAGCACAGAGATCGGTTTCTGGGAAGGATGGATCTTCGGATATTCCTTGCCATCCCTCTTCCAGTCAAACCAGTTGAAGATCATGTGGGGCTTTCCGTCCTCACCGAGATTACGGAACTTCGGGAGCTTTCCCCGATACAGCACCAGCGCATACTCTGTTGCACCCACAATCTTCATGTTGGCTTTGAGCACCTGCGGACTGTAGTTCTTGCAGAACACCAGAGGGATATAATTCTTGAAGCCGTATTTCTCTGCTTCGGTGATCACCTTCGGGATCTGCTGGAACGCACAGAACACGATCATGCACGGCGCATCCTTCTCGCCCGTGCCGGGTTCTTTCTTCAGCAGGCGGTTGCAGAAGTGGAAATACTCTGCAATGTTGAAGGTGAAGTCGGTATTGAACGCCGCCTTCCTCGCCTTGCTGCTCTCCCCGTTTTTGTTATCGCCATCCACATACCAGTCCGGCCGGCTGGCGTAGAAATCTGTACCGATGTTGTACGGAATATCTGCGATCACCAGCTGTGCCTTGGGGATGTTATAAGACTTGAAGTTCTGGAAGTTGTCGTGAATGAGAACACATTTCACATCAGGCATCGGCATCCTCGCTTTCCGGCTCGAAGGTCGCCACCTCCTCGAACTTCAGCTTCTGCCCATCCCGGATGACATACACATCATCGTAATGACCTTCGCTGTGTTCGATGTACCGCTTCACGATCACATCCACGAACTTCGGGTCCAGCTCGATGCCCCGGCACACACGGCCGGTCTCCTCACAGGCGATCAGGGTCGAGCCGCTGCCGAGGAACGGATCGAGGACGATGCCGTTGGTCATAGTGGAATTGCGGATTGGATAGCTCATCAGGCCGATGGGCTTCATGGTCGGATGATCCTTGTTGGACTTCGGCCGGTCATACTCCCATATGGTCGTCTGCTTCCGGTCGGAATACCACTGGTGCTTCCCCTTCTGCTTCCAGCCGTAGAGACACGGTTCGTGCTGCCACTGGTAAGGACTACGGCCCAGCACCAGCGCATTCTTCTTCCAGATACAGCACCCGGACAGGTAGAACCCGGTATCCTTGAATGCCTTTCTAAAGTTCAGCCCTTCCGTATCTGCATGGAAGATGTAGATGGAACCGTCGTCTGCAAGATGGTCGTGCATCTGCTGGAACGCTGCCAGAAGGAACTGGTAGAATTCCGAATCGCCCATGTTGTCATTCATGATCTTACCGGCAGTCTCTTCCACATCCACGTTATAAGGGGGATCGGAAAGGACCAGATTTGCCTTGGTTCCGTCCATCAGGGTGTTGTAGCATTCTGCTTTGGTAGAATCACCGCACAGAACGATATGCTTTCCCAGATGCCAGAGGTCACCCTCTTTGGAGAAGCATGGCTGCTTCAACTCGGATTCCACATCGAAGTCATCTTCCTTGACCTCTTTGCTGTGGACCTTGTTGAACAGAGTCTCAATCTCAGGCGGGTCAAAACCCGTCTTTCCGAGATCGAAATCGGAATCCTCGATGTCCTTCAAAAGATCCGCCAGCAGAGAATCATCCCATGCACCCGTAATCTTGTTGAGTGCGATGTTCAGAGCTTTTTCTCTGGTCTTGTCGATGTCCACCACCGCACAAGGCACTTCTGTGTATCCCAGTTCCATTGCAACAGTCAGTCTCTGATGGCCGCCGATGATCATCATGTCTGCATTGACCACCAAAGGATCTGCGAAGCCGAACTCCGTGATGGAGTTCTTGATTTTCTCGTACTCTTTATCCCCCGGCTTCAACTTTTTCCGGGGATTGTATGCAGCCGGCTTGAGTACGGACACCGGCAGCATCTTTAGTTCAGCAGTCGCTTTCATGTAAGCCCTCCCGTTTTAGATTCACATGCGTATGACCCCGGAGAACGGCACGAAAAAGGAGCCGAACAAAAAGCCCGACTCCATTTCACTGCCATCTTCTTCTGGCTGCGGTTTCTCTGCCATCTCGCACCATTCCGGGTTTTCCCCGTTCACAGATGCCAGGACCTTATCTTCCGCATAGTCGATTGCATGTACACAAATACCCCCGGTGTTGAACAATGGGTACACACCGATCACCTTTTCACTCATGCTCCTTCGCCTCCTTCATTCCATATCGAAATTCAAAATAACAATTTCTGCTGCAGAACATCCGCTGACTCCTGCTTTCGCAGATTGCCGTAAACGGACGGCCACAGTTCTGACAGAATGCTACCCTGCCAGCCTTTTCCCGTTTATAATTCCTTCGTTCATATTCGGCATAGCACTCATCCGAACAATATTTTCTCGGCGCACCTCTTCCACTCTGCCCGATGATTCTTCCACAGACTGGACATCTGCGTTCTTTCACTCGGCCCGGCGGCACCAGATGGCAGCTTCCTATTTCCGGCAATCCCAGTTCCCGGCAGTAATCCATCACCTGTTCCACAGGCATTCCCGTCTGCTCTGCGATCTGAGAAAGTTTCGTTCCAGAAAGCCGCAGCGTCCTCACCTGCTCCCTGGCAGTATCAAACGCCGTTCCTTCAAAAACACAATCCATACGGATGCCATTTCTTCTGACATCCCGTTCAATACTCAACGGCTGCATCTTTTGCCTCCTTTCCTCTGCCCCGGTTGGCACAAGCCCGGCTGCAATATTTCCGTTCCAACCCGTACTGATGCCGATAGGAAAACTCCCTGCCGCACACCGGGCAGATCTTCGACCGCACGGTCTTCCAGTTCTCCGGCTTCGGATGGGTGTTGTTCCACCGTGACCGGCATTCCGGAGAGCAGAACTTCCGTGGTCTGCCTTTGTGGTTTGGTATGATTGCCGTGCCGCACTGAGGACAGAACGAAAACGCCATGTCCTTGATCATCTCAGCCGTGTAGTCTTCCATCTGCCCTCACCTCACTCTCATTTTTCGCCGTTTCTTCGGCGGTTTCTTAGAAAAATCTCATAATTCATACGAAAAGCGGCGAAGTGGAAATCGGCACCGCACCGCCAGGTTGGATTGTTGTTGCGGCGGCCGATTCTCGCTCGCCCCTGCTCCTCCCGGAACAAGCTAAAATGTGCGAAAGCTCCCTGTTTACGAGAGGTTTCACACACTTTGGTTCATTTCGGGGAAAAAGAATGGCACCGGAACCGAAGCTCCGATGCCTGTACATTTTCCTGTTTCATTTTGCGCCGTTATTCCTCTGACCCCCGGCCTATGAATTTTGCGGTTTTTCACGGAAAAGGGCGCACCGGTCTCCGTGTGACTTCACCGTAGAGAAGTAACCCCGGCCCCGGCGGGGCTGTCAGTAGGTGTAGGTCGGGTTGATGTCTTCGGTCAGCGTCTTCTTATCGTGACAGCTCTTGCAGAGAGACTGCCAGTTATTCTGGTCCCAGAAAAGTTTCTGGTCACCACGGTGCGGAATGATGTGATCCACTACCGTTGCCCGGACGTACTTGCCCTGCTTGGCACACATCACACAAAGCGGATGCGCTTCCAGATACGACTTCCTGGCTTTCTGCCATCGTCTGTTGTATCCACGTTTTGCCGCTGGGCGAGTGATTTCCGGGTGGAGAGGCAGGTGCTTCTCACAGTAGAGCCGGCCGGCTTCCACCAGCTCCGGGCAGCCGGGATGGTGGCACGGTGTCTTTGGTCTGTACGGCATGGGTCAGTCCTCCCACGGAAGACCAGCCTTGCCGAAGTGACCGTAAGCACTGACCTTGTTGTAATCTACATCCAGCAGACCCAGCCGCTTGATGATACCCTGCGGGGCCAGGTCGTAGCTGTCATGGACATAGGCTTCAATGAAGTCAAGGGACTGGTGCTCCGTACCGAAGCACTCCACAGCCACACCCACCGGCTGTATCACACCGATAGCGTAGGCCAGCTGGACCTCGCACTTGTCAGCGTAGCCCGCCTGCACGATGTCCTTGGCAATCTTCCTCGCCATGTATGCTGCGGAGCGATCCACCTTGGTGGGGTCTTTACCGCTCAGAGCACCGCCACCCATGCGACCAATGCCGCCGTAGGTATCGCACGCCAGCTTTCGGCCGGTCACACCACAATCGGCGTAGCTGCCACCTAGCACAAAACGGCCGGTCGGATTGACCAGCTTCGTGAAGTCACCGTCCAGACCATACTCGCAGGCGGCAAGCACCATCATGGATCCGATGATGTGCCGAAAGTCGCTGACCTCCACATCCGGGCTGTGCTGCACGGAGCAGAGGAAGGTGGTGATACGACCGGTGCCGTAATCGTAGCTGACCTGCGCCTTGGCATCTGCACGGAACATCTTGGACGGATGGTTCTTCAGCAGCTGCAGGAACTTGGTGGCGACCATGTACGGAATCGGCATCTGCTCTGCCGTCTCGTTGGTGGCGTAGCCATACATGATGCCCTGGTCACCGGCTCCGCCCTTGTCCACACCCAGTGCAATATCCGGCGACTGCTTGTCCACCAGAATGCCGATGCGGAGAAGCTCGGTCAGGTTCCAACCCAGCTTTTCAGCACCGATGCGGTTGAACACATCGTGAACGATCTGGTTGTAGTTTGGCCGATAATCGGTAGTGACTTCGCCGGCAATAAAAAGCTGGCTCTTTTTCAGCAGACACTCGATTGCCACACGGGCGTTCCTGTCATGCTGGAGAATGTCGGTCACGATGGCATCTGCGATCTGGTCACAGATCTTATCGGGATGACCATTGCTGACCTGTTCACAGGTAATAATCTTACTCATGTTCTGTCCTCTCTTTCATGTATCACAAAGCAGGCCGCCTTTGCCCATGCCCACAAATAGGCTCCCACAAAGACTGCCTGCTCTGTCTCGGTTAAATATTTCGGTTAAAAGAACCACGTTCTGTCTCTCACAAAATGAGGCTGTTCAAAAAGCCGGGCCACCCAGATGAAAAGCAGACCTCAAATTCTCTTATTTGCTTTTCTTCTTTTCAACTCATGTAGCACGTAGCAACTATGTAGCTGAATTTTATATAAGAAAGCTATAAAAGAAAGTAATAATAAAAAGGGGTATGAAATCTCGGCTACAAACCTGCTACTCGCTACAACGCAGCCCGAAATCCACGAAAAAAGTTTACAGAAGGCTGTCTTTGGGCTTGTAAGCATCCTGCACAGTCTGATCCTCTGCCCCTTCTTCCACTTCCTTGAATTTACAGCCGAGAATCAGCGTCGTTTGGCCGCCACCGCCTTTGGGCCGTTTTCGAGCCACTGTAAAATGCACGCCGATGGCATTTTTGAAGTTCTTCTGGTTTTCCGAAGAATAACCATTCTCCTCACACCACTTTGTGTACAACTGGTATGCTGCAGCGGTCCGAAGTTCAGCCTCATTATCTTTTTCCAGCCACGCTTCGATAAACTGTCCGATTCGATCAGAATCATCCTTGTAATCTTCCGTAGCTTTTGTGACAGCCTGCGGAAGTTCCAGACCTCGCTGGCAATATTTCTTGTACCCTTCCAAGCACCAGTTGAAAATACCTGACAGGTTCTCCGGCTTCGCAAACTGCCCCTTCAGCCCCTGGTCCTGTTCTCCCTCTTCAAAGTGACGGTTGAACGGTATGATTTTCAGTCGGCCGGATTGGAACAGGGTCATATCATTAACATTGGGCAGGTAGTTCGTATTGATAAAAATCTTGAACACTGGCACAAAATCAAAGCTGTTCTCATTCAGGAATCGGGCGTTGATGGTATCGTTGCCGGTCATTCTTTTTACGAGAGCTGCATTGAATGTGATCTTCTTCTCCGGCTCAGAGATATTTACGAATCTGGAACCGACCAGACGAGCCACTTCTTCCGAAGGTCCGCCTGTGTTCCCACCACGGAATTTAGCTGCCAGCATATCCGGATTTGATGTCTTTCCGTAGTCGCCCATGATCTTCAGGAATGTTTCCATTGCAGTACCTTTTCCGTTTCGGGAAGTGGCACCGTAAAGGATAAACATACACTCCTGCGAGGTGTCTCCTGTCAGGGCGTATCCCAAAGAACGCTGAAGGAAGTCTGCCAGATCTGCATCACCGCACATGACTTCCTTGATAAACGAGTGCCAGCGTTGGCAGTCTGCATCCGGGTCATAGGTAATACCGGATTCCATTGTGAGATAATCCTCCGGCCGATGCTCCCTGAATTCCAGTGTCCGCATATCCAGCGTTCCATTTTTGCAATTAAAGAAATACTTGTTCCTGTCGAACGCCTGCATGGAGATCGGATACACGGACATGGCATCTTTCAGCATCGTTTCCCGGTTCTTACGCAGCTGCAGCTTTCGGACACGGTCGATGAACCGCTTCCTGGCATCCTCTTCGGTGATCGTCAGGGCAAACACATACAGCTTATCAGCCAGCAGCTTTGCCAGTTCCGACACCTTGAGATTTCCTTTGTCCGGCCGCCAGACAGAGCCGTCATAGACATACCAGCCTTTACGCTCACTGTTGTACCGGGCGATCTGCTTGAAATAATCCGCAAACATATTGCCCATACCGATCTCATTTCTTCCATACCGGGCATTTGTATGCGGAGCCATTTCTTCCAGAGTAACTGTGATCTTGGTGAGATCCGGCTGAAACTCGATATAATCATCCTCATCCAGCTTGGAAAATTCCTCATCGACAATGTCCTGCACATTGACCGGCATATAGACAGCCGAACAGGTATTGACGGTATTGCGGATGGAAATCGCACCGTAGGTCGAACCAGCCTGCTTGCGATCCCACTTATCACGCATCAAGCCCGATGTACGGAAGATGCGATCCATCTGCTCCTCATCGCAGCCACACCAGAATGCCAAAATGGACAGTAACGCCATATCTGCATCCGACTGGCTGCCATAGAGATCTTCCCAGTCACCGGCAAAGAGTTTTTTGAATTTATCACTGTTGCTGGCTTCATTGGCGTGTGCGATAACTGCCTCATCATCCAGATACGAATGGTGCTGGAAATGGGTCTGCTGCACCTGCTTGTTTCGCTTCATCAGCGTGTCCAGCAGTGTTGTCATTGCCGTTTCATCGTTTGGGATCTCACCTGTGCGGTAAACATCTCCCGTTACGGTGACGAAGCGGTTCGTCGCACCGGGCATATACACTTCCAGACCTTTGCTGCGGTTGTTGATGTAGTAGACCGTCTTGTCATAGACGTAGTCTTCCGGCACACAGAAGAAACCTCTCAGTCCTTTCCCGGACGGAGATTTTTCCACGTAAGCCGTAGGAAAGATGGAAAGAACAGTATCCGCTGTATCGTTCAGCGTGCCATCCTCCCGGATACAGTGGTCGATATCAAAAGCACCGATTCCGTTGCCAACTGCAATACCGATACCGTCATAACCGCCCATCGCATAGGTGACGAGGGTATTCTTGAAATCTGAAAATGTACGCAGGTCATTGATCTTTGCCCGTTCTCCCGTTGCCGGGTTGTACGGCATCTTCGTTTTCTGTCCATTGCGCTTTTCAAATTTCCAGACACAGAAGCTGCAGGTCATTTTCAGCTTGCCCGGAATGTTCTTGATGTCCATCATGCCTGCGCCTCCCTTCCCGTACAAGCCTGCATCGCAAACTGCTTTTTAACAGCAACTTCGATCTCCTGCTTTTTCTTGGCCGAGGTCACACGGCAGAGCCGGCTGCACAGAACCATCTTGTCAATGGTCGTGATCTGCTCCACCAGCAGAATTGATTCTTCCAGTTCTTCATCCCGGAGCATTTCGCAGTCTCTCCAGGTGACTGGAATGTGTACCGGCAGTTCCAGCTTCTTCAGCTTAGAACTCATCGGGATCACCGTGATGATCGGAGAATTGCGGTTTGCCATATCGTTGCTGATGACCAGCACCGGACGGTTTCCGCTCTGCACCGAAGTGCCATAATGGTTCCCCAATTCTGCAAACCAGATTTCATACTGCTTCGGTGTCTTTGTTGCCGGCCACTGGTCAGCTGTCATCTCGTGAAACTGAGGTTCTTTCGATGTCAGCTTGCAGGACGCCTCTGATCTGCGGTGCGGCTTCGTTTTTCCACGCTGGTTGATGTATTTATTGACATGGATCTTGCGGCCGCGCTCTACCGGCCGGGCATTACTTTTCTTTCGTCCCATCAGGATATCACCTCCATGTTGATAGCAAAAGGCCGCCCAAGTTCACACTTTTAGGCGGCACAAAATGTAAAAAGGCATAAAAAATACCGGACAGCATCTTCTGCTCCCGGACTTTCCACGCCTTCGTTTCTCCTATTTTCCTAGTTTAAAGTATAGCAAAAAGCCAGTGTACGGTAAACTGGAAAAATGTTCATCTGCGTTCATTTAAGACCGCATCATGTCCAAATCACAAAGAATTTTCCAGAGTCTCCTCCAGCTTCTTCAAGTCGGCCTCAACAGAAGAAATATTATCAGCCAGTTTTTGGATTCCGATTTTCTTATACTTTGTTGCTGTGGTTCTGGACATATACTGGTTCCGTCCTCCACGAATAGATTTGAGCGGCTTTCCCTCAACAAAATGCTGTATCAAAACCTGCTCGGCTTCGTAAGGCAAAACCATTCTCATAGCTCTGTCTACTATTTTCAGCCATTTAATCGAAGCCTTGAATCCAGCCAGAGCTTTGTCTGCATATTCCTCATACATTTCGGTTTCTTTTGGATATTTGGCATCCGCAGCCATATCCAGATTATACTTCCATACCGCCTCTGCCTTTTTTCCATCGGCCTTGATACGATTGTACTTTTTACAGACCTCCATTGCTGAAGCAATTTTCTTCTCCATAATTTCTTCTGCCTGCATATTATGCTCCCTCCCTTCTCCAGCGAATCACAGCCGCAATTCCCTGCAAAGCATTTTCTTTTTCCCGGACTACGTTTCGACGGGTTAGCAGTTTTCCCTCTGCCCCTGTGATCTCCGACTGCTTCTTCCCATCTACAAACAGCTGCTCTGCCACAAGCCGGGTCTGTCCGCGCAAACTGCGAAGTCCTATCTCAAAGAGTTCAATCTGTTCACAGACTTCATAGTAAGGTTCCAGAAACTGCTCGGTGCGCTGGGTCTGTACTTCCCGGTTCATGGATGCCAGCACCTTGTCACAGTTCAGCACGGTGCGCTCCACCGGATTCGATGTACCACTGGTCTGTACGTGCTCGGATTCCTCATGTGCGCCCTGCGACAGCTTATAGATGATCTCATCCTTAGTGTAAAACCAGGACCGGGAATCCTCGTACTGCTGCCGGAGCATATCCCGCCTGCGTACCAGCAGCCTGTAGGAATCAGCCAGTTCCTTTGCCTGTGCCATATAATCCATCTCGTCTGCCATACTGCACCTCCTGTTCTAGTCTGTTTATTTTTATCACGCAATGTCACCTAACGCCCGGATGTTCTCCGGAGTCAGAGCGGCACCGGCTTCCGTGAGCAGCTTCACGAGCTTCTTCATCTCGCACTCCGCTTTCCGGCGCAGGTTTTCTGCCCTCCTCTTTCTACGCTCCACAGCTTCGACCTTCACTCTTGCCTGCACACCCGAAATAAGTGTGCCGGCATCCAGATCCGTCAGCGTGTTATACCAGTTGGAGTGAAAGAAACCTTCCAGCCTCTTTTTCTCAAACTGCGCATCCCGGTTGTTCGGATGGTTCTCCAGACGGAACAGTACGGTTTTGTAATCCTTGACAGCCTGCAGGATGATTGCATTCGCCAGATTCTCGTAGCATTCCAAATTGTCTGCTGCCATTCCCATCAGTCGTTCACCCTGCCCTTTCCTGAATCATGCTCTTTCGTGTCGTACCATGGTGCCGGCACCTTCTGTCTATCCAATCCATACTTGAACATATAGATGGAATACCATGCCGCCTCGTACATGCAGTCGATCAGTTTGCGGTTCGGCTCCGGCATCAGAGCTGCATTCCGCACAAACAGGTCAACAAAGTTTTCTTCTTCTTCCCTGTCTGTCACCAGACGGTGTTCCTTCGCGTCAATCAGGATCTCAGCAAAGCGATAGCATTTTCTCTTGTTCTGCTGAATCCAATCGAAACGCCAGGTAACCGCATCCAAAATCGTCTGTCTGGTATCCTCCGCTGTCAGCTTCGGTGCATCCGGGTGTTTTCCTGCTGCCACTGCTTTCGCATAGCATTCCTCCGCACGGTCTTCCGCACAGAAACGCTTGTAGAACTGAAGCTCGTAGGATTTTGCCTGACACATGAACAGTTCGATCTCATGCTCATAGGCTTCCTTCGCCAGCATATCCTGTGTGCCCCGCAAGTCGGAGGTCTTACGGGCAGGTGTTTCCCCGAAGATTGCACACAACAGCCCGGTGCCACTATACGGATGGAACATCTCATACGGTGTGAAAAATCCATCTCTGTCGCGCTTCCGCTTGCTGGTCTGCACATGCGGTGCAGTCATGTAGTGATATCGGTCGGTATCCAGAACGCTGTGAGAGTTCTTTCTCTCAGTGGCACGATCCTTTGCATTCAGAAACTTGTAATTGGTCGTATTCTTTTCCATAATCTTCTCCTATCTCCCCAGCTGCGCCTTGACTGCTGAGATCAGTTTTTCCTGTGTCATATCTTTCTGTTCCAACGCGGCCATGACATCCTCGTCCACGGTATTCTTCGTAATAATGTGGTGAATGGTCACCACATGGGTCTGTCCCTGCCGCCAAAGACGGGCATTGGTCTGCTGATACAATTCCAAAGACCAGGTCAGCCCGAACCAGATCAGGATGTGTCCGCCCTGCTGGATGTTCAGACCATGTCCGGCCGATGCAGGGTGGATCAGTGCGACCGGGATGTTCCCGGCGTTCCAATCCTTGATATCGGTACTACTCTTGATGTCCCGGACTTTGATCTTCAGCTTCGACAGATGGTTGATGATACGCTCCCGGTCATGCTTGAACCAGTAAGCTACCAGCACCGGCTGTCCGTTGGCCGCCTCGATCAGGTCTTCGAGAGCTTCCAGCTTGTGGTCATGGATGACTCGTGCCTTGCCGTTCTCGTCATAGACCGCGCCATTGCTCATCTGCAACAGCTTCCCTGTCAGGGATGCAGCATTAGCAGCGTCTATGTCACCGTCTTTCAGCGGGATCAAAAGATCCTTCCGAAGCATATCGTAGAGTTCCCTTTCCTGCGTATTCATCTCGACTTCGCACCTTGTAGGTACACAATCCGGCATATTGAGATAGTCCAGAGCCTTCATGGAAATCGTGATGTCAGAGATCCGCTGGTAGATCATCTCCTCTGCTCCCTGTCTGGGTACATACTGGAACACGATGCCTGTCTCCGGATTCATCGACCCAGCCTTAAAGTAGGCTTCCCGGTAGCGGCCGATAAATTTTCCAAGGCGCTCCCCGCCATCCAGAATCCCAATCTCTGCCCACAGATCCATGAGACCATTAGAGGATGGTGTGCCGGTCAGTCCGACCCACCGCTTCACAAATGGCCGCACTTTTCGCAGAAACTTGAAACGCTGGGACTGATAGTTCTTGAACGATGACAGCTCATCGATCACAACCATGCCAAAATCCCAGCGCATTCCATTTTTCTCGTAATACTCCACCAGCCACTTGATGTTCTCCCGGTTGACGATGTAGATCATCGCCGGGTGGTGGACTGCCGCGATCCGGGTCTTAACATCTCCAACGATGACGGAAATGTCCAGCCCTTTTAAGTGATCCCACTTTTCGATCTCTGCCGGCCATGTGTCACGGGCGACACGCAGCGGTGCAATGATGAGAACCTTATTGACCTCGAAGGTCTCCAGCATGAGGTCTTTGATAGCAGAGAGTGTAATAACGGTCTTTCCTTAACCCAAGCCCATATCCAGAAAAAGGGCTGCAATCGGGTGCGTTTTAATATACTCGGTGCAGTAACTCTGATAATCGTGTGGAATGAACTTCATAGCGGCATCACCTCCTCCCCGGCATCCTGTGCCTGTGTTTCCGGCTCCTTGCTTTGTGTATCTCCCTGCGGCAGCGTAACTTCCGGCATCTCCGGGATCTTTACTCCGATCCCCTGTGGGATAGGTTCACCCGGCGTCCAGTGCAGGAGTGCGTCCACCGCAGGCTGGATCTGCTCCAAACGGTCAACACAGAACACCGGAAAGCCCAGTGCCTCCAGCTGCTGTCTGCGCTTCCGCTGAAGGATTCGCATCTGCTTGCCCGGAGCTTTCAGCTCCACAAACGCACACTTGCCACCGATCAATAGAACCAACCGATCCGGCACACCGTTCATGCTCTGACTGGTAAATTTAAGGGCCTGTCCTCCGACGGCCCTCACCGCAGCTACAAACCGCTTTTCGACTTCATTCTCCCTCATCTGCCTTCGCCTCCTCAGCCCGCCAGACACCGATGCGTGGATGCTTCTTTTCCTGGTGTTCCCTTTTAGGGTGTTTCCTTTTCTGGTGCTTCTTCCTGCGCTCTTCCCTGATCACATTGCCGATGGCTTCATTGGCAGTCGGGTCCGGGTGGCTGTGACTGACTTTCCTGTTCGGGGAGCGTTCCTCTTTGTGTTCTGTAATCCAGTGAATGACATCTTCCATACCATCACCTCACTGATTGATCTGCTTCCACTGCTGCGGCTCCATCGTGGCGACCTGCCAGCCGATGCCCTCCAATGTGGTAGCACGGTCATAGGAGACAACATCCTGCGATGCACGGGTCACCGCATTGGACAGACCGTACAGAGAAAGGTCGCCGCCTTCAATGAGGTACTTGAGGATACCTTCCTGTTCCTCGGCATTGATGCCATAGCTCTGGGCAGTCAGCTGCACCACATCCTGTACCTTGCCGGTGATCGGCACTTCCATAGATTCCTGCAAACGGCCGACCACCTGAGAAAAGCGAGCCTCATCGATGGCAGCCATCGTAGTGTCACGCAGCTTCAAAAGAAACGCCTTATCTTCCGCTTCCATCGTCTCATCCGAATACAGTGCGAAGCTGTCCTCCACCGCTTTTGCCTGCCGGCCGACATGGTGTCTGCGCTCACCCA